GGGTACCCTAACAGGCCTGACGATCAACGGGTTGCTCATCGCCTCGAACGGGTCGGGGTTGTCTAACGTCAACGCCTCCAACTTGGTCGGCAACGTTGCGAATGCCAACGTCGCCCTGGTGGTCTCTCAACCGGCCCAACCAAATGTGACGTCACTGGGTACCCTGACGGGTCTCAACGTTCAAGGTCTTTTGATAGCTTCCAATGGTTCTGCAATTTCAAACTTAAATTCCTCGAACCTGGTGGGCAACGTGGCGAACGCCAATGTCGCCCTCGTAGTTTCTCAACCCTCCCAGCCTAACGTGACGTCGGTAGGGACCTTGAGCTTCCTGAACGTCTCGGGCGTTTCGAATCTCACGGCCGTATGGGGGTCTTTGGCAACCCCGGCTCAACCCAATATCACATCTCTAGGTACCCTGACGTCTCTCACGACGGGAAACCTCACCGTCACAAGCAATATCCTCCCTGGCGCGCCCACTGGAAACACCTACCTGGTCGGGAATCTCGTCGTTTCGGGCAACGTCTTTTCGGCTCTGGGAGTTCCTTTGGGTGAGGGGGGCGGCTACTACTTCTCCTTGCCTACGGATATCGCCCTCCAGACTCCGTATACGGGTGCTTTGTACGGTACGACGTACCCTCTGAGCCTCGGTCTGAGCAACGGCTGGATGATCACGGGCACGAGCACCCTCATCACGGTCACGCCCAACGGCCATTTCAAGTTTAGCAAGGCGGGCGCTTACAAGCTCAGCGCCGTGTTTCAGGGTTCGACGGATAACATAACAGGTCTGGCTGTGGGTTCGAACGTCGCTGATGTCCATGGGACCGATCAGGCGTACCAGTACCGCTACACGACCTTTGTGACCCAGAACCCCACGGAACTCATAGAGATTCCTCTGGACGTGACGGACTCTTCTCTTTATTACTATCTGGACCTGTGGTGTGTGGATGGAGGGGCCCTCAAGGCGACGGCGACAGGCACAGGAGGGACGTACCTGACCATCACCCCTCTACAGGGTGGAGGCCTCGCGGCGGGTGGACCGGGCGGCACGCCACCCTCGCAGTGGATCAATTCTGGATCAAATATTTACTTTTCAAATTCTGTTGGTATCGGGGCCGTGAACCCGCAGTACAAGTTGGACGTTTCGGGAGACTTGCGAGTTACGGGCAATATCTACGGGAACGTGTACGGGACGCCCATCTACTCGGTAGTCACGGGCCTCACGAGTAATTATACGGCAGTACCCACCGATTACTATATAGGTGTGAACGGGGCCCGTCAGGTGACCCTTCCACTCGGTTCTTCAATTCCAGTCGGAAAATCATACATCGTGAAGGATGAGGCCGGTAATGCATCAGTGACGTCCATTCTTCTTCAGGCTTCTGGGTCCGATATTATAGATGGAAATTCAAACGTCACACTGGCTCTTAACAATATATCACTAACCACACTTTGGACAGGAACTCGATGGAGTTTAATCTAGGTTTCTATTAGAACCATGGGCTACACCATAAACTCTGATGTGACCCTCAAGGCGACGAACCAACTCGACGCGTTCGGTCGCCTGCGTGTGAGTCAGCCCGTGACGCTGTTCGACTCTCAGCAGCGTTTCAACCCCGATCCCGCATTCGAATCCAATGTCGTATCTGGTGGTACCATAACTTTCGTGCCGACCCAATCTTCCGTGAATTTGGCGGTTGTCAACACGACCGGGTCATTTGCGGCCCGTGAATCTTCGTACGTGTTCAAATATCAGCCGGGCAAGTCCCTCCTGACGACCATGACGTTGACCATGGCGCCTGCGTCGAACGGAAATTTGAGACAGCGCGTTGGTTATTTTGGCCAAGAAAATGGTTTTTATGTAGAATTATCGAATGCTCTGTACTTGGTCCAGCGCTCGAATAGCACGGGGACTATCACAAATACGCCCGTTGCAAACACGGCATGGAATGGCGACAAGCTCGACGGAACTGGCCCGTCTGGTATCCGGCTCGACATTACCAAATCTCAAATCTTTTTTATAGATGTGGAATGGCTCGGCGTGGGTGATGTGCGGTGCGGTTTCATCCTAGGCGGTCAGTACGTGACGGCCCACACATTTCGTCACTCGAATATCAGCGTCGGCGCGTACATGACCACCGCCTGTCTCCCCCTGAGATACGAGATCGAGTCGCTGGGTTCGGGTGGCCCCGCAGTTTCGAACCTTACTCAAATTTGCTCGACGGTCATTTCAGAGGGTGGCTATAACCAGACGTACCAGCTCTTTTCCAATCTTGCGTCATTCAACGGCACGGTCGGTGCGGCGACGTGGGTGCCCGTAATGTCAATGCAGTTGGCGCCGGGGCGCCTCGATGCCATCGCCGTCGCCCGACAGGTGGATGTCCTAGTCACGAGTACGGGCGATCTTGTCCAATGGGGTCTGTGGGCGAATGTGAGTGCGGCCAACTTGACGAGCGAATCATTTGCAAATGTGAGTTCATTATCTTCCGTTCAGATCGACAAATCAGCGACCGCCTTCGATCCTTCGACGTGTTATCAGATTGCTTCAGGGTTGGCGTCGGCCTCTCTCGGTGGGCAGGGCGGAACGGCGTCGCAGCTCGAGCTCCAGGGCTACATGTCTCAAATTGGGCGCAATTCATTCACAAAGACCAGTGAGATTTTGACGTTGGCCCTGTTCGCCAACGCATCGCAAGGTACGGTCACGGCCGAGTGCTTATTATCGTGGGCGGAACTTTTATAGTTTCAATTAGTAAATGGACTTTTACACGAGCCTCTTCTGGTTCGGCTTTTTTGTTCTGCTCTTGGCTCACGTCCAGCTCCTGCGCGAGCACATGCGGACCGCGACCCGTCAGCACGCCGTTGTTGCGTTGACGGGTCTGGCCCTGATGTTTGTTGGCTCGAAAATTGGCCGTGAATTTTTAGGCCTGATAAGGTAAAGATGCCGAGTCCAGAGAACCACGCCTTCATTCTCACACTGCTCGATCAGGAGGTTCAGAACCTCGAGGACATTCGCCTCGGGCTCCTCGCAACCCTGGACGAGTACCGTGGGTTTCCCAACGTTAAAAAGGTTTTTGAAGATGCCATCAAGAGCGTCAATCTAAAAGGTGACGTAGCTGTTGGCGAACCACGTCCAACCGGTTCCAGTCGCTGAGCTGCGCCACACACCGCTCAGACCCGTCCCCACGTACGCACCCGTGGCGAGAATGACGTTTCCACCGGGCGGACCGGATACCACGCGCCACGTTCCCTGTGTCGAAGGAGCCGTCGCAGCTCTGACCTCTATGTACTGGTACTGTGGGTCGCGGATGAGCCGGTACTGATACTTGACGACATAGGGCAAATTGTCATTGAAGACGTTCTGCCCCTGAAGGACGCAATTTATGTACTGGACAGACCCAGACGTCTGAAGTCCCGAATAGTGGAACGTGTTTGTGGCTCGGTCAGAGTTTCCGAGCAGGACGCCCGGCTTTGTGACGGGCCAGTTGATATCGTTTCCTGAAAGAGAAAAACTAATGACGAAATTGGAACACCATCCCATTCCGCCATTCAGATTCTTTCCGTAATTTGTTCCTAAAAAGTAAAAGTCCATTGGCAGGTTCCATGGGTTGGCTATGTCATCCTGATAAGCGGACACGAGGGCCGTCATGCCCACGTTCGACATGGCCGCGGCACCCGCACCGCTCACTATCGTCGCGCCCGGCAAGGGGGTCGCATAGAACCGCGCCTGACCCGCGCCCCCTGACGAAACAAACTGGGCGAGTCCAGGCACGCTGAACATTACTAGAGTTTGGTAATTTTTACATAGCCATTACTCGAGCACCGTCCGACCGTACTGAAAGAATAGAGTGAGTACGAACCGCCGCCGCCCCCACCGTCGGTCGCTGATGACACGTTACCGCCCGCGCCGCCCGAATAGCCGCCTCCACCACCCGAACACGACCGTTGATCCGTTGACCCGCCGCCGCCGCCACCGCCTCCGAATCCTCCGTCTCCTCCCTGGAAAGTCGAGCCGTACCCACCAGCCGCTCCACCCACGAGGCCGTTGGCGAAAGAAAGGCCACCCTTTCCGTGAAAGTTGGCGCCCGCCGCGGTGATGTACCCGCCGTTGCCCAACAGGCCAGCACCTGACCCACCGTGACCGTAAAAACTGATGGAACTGTCGGTGGCGGTCGTGCCGCCCAGCCCGTTTGTGCCGCCCAGGCCCTGCATGGCACCGTCCTTCGTCCCGGACGTGTCTGACGTCCCGTTGATTCCAGGGCCGAATGTCGGGTACCCTGATGTCGTACCACCTCCTCCGCCTGCTATGATAATGGGCGTTCCATTTGACCACACAACGAAAGAACCGCCGCCACCGCCACTACCCATGGCTGTTCTGTTCGTCCCTTTTTGGCCTACACAAATGTTGATCTTGTCGCCCTGTGTGAGCGTAAATGTCGAACTGATGATGTTTCCGAGCCCGTTCGAGGCGGTCGATGAACCACCCGCCGCGCCCGCCGCCTCTATAGTGTAATTACCCGTCGTGGGGACCGTCCAGAGCTGGAACCCCCGTGTCTGAACGTCCAGGTACGCTTGATTTTGTGTCCAAGATGTCCCAGAGTATCTGGTTTTGACCTGGGCGTACGTGGGGCCGACGTTGCCCGTTGCACTCGCATTTGAAAATACAAAAGACGTGAAGGCGTAGAGATTTACAGGAAGGGACGCGTAGAACATTGTCGTCCCCGACCCACCTCCACTTATAGTCAAACTCGAAGTTCCGGTCCCCGTCTTCGTGAAGCTCATCCTCTAATAAACTCTAGGACTTTATTAGATGGGATACTCCAACGTAGCTGGGGCCCTCAACGTGTTCACGAGCACGTCGACCCAAGACCTGATAGTCAGGGGGGACACGACCCATGTTGGGAACATCATGGCCGTCAAGGGGTTCGCGGCGTTCGGAAATGTCGCCGTGGCTAATCTCGTCGTCACAGGCAATTTCACAATCACAGCCACCAACACACAGACGACCAATGCCCTGACCATCAACAACTCCGGCACGGCTACGGCCCTTAAGGTTGTTCAGTTCGAGGGTGGTGGGCCCGGTCACACCCATAACGTCGCAGAGTTTTGGGACTATACGACCCTGGCCATGGTCATAGACCCCGAAGGCAACGTGGGTATCCATACGACCGCAAGTCCAGGGGCGTCCTTGACCGTCGTGGGTGGCGCCATAGTTGACACGCTGTCTCTGGGGACCCCGCTAGCCGTCTCCTCTGGTGGTACAGGAACCGCAACGACCACAAACAACTGGGTCTTCGCGGGACCGTCTGTGGGTTCGGCCGGGCCTCCATCCTTCCGGTCCCTCGTGAATACCGACCTTCCAGATTCTATAGCCGTCTCGAACGTCACAGCAAATGGAGCCGCAATTTACTCCCTAAATTCATCAAACCTGGTCGGGAACGTGGCCCAGGCCAACGTGGCCCTAGTGGTCTCTCAGCCCCTTCAACCCAACGTGACCCAAGTAGGAACCCTGATCGGTCTTTATTCCTCGGGCAACGTCACAGCCTCTTTCTTCTCTGGACAGGGCAATGCTCTCACGAATGTCCTGAGTTCTATTTTGGTTGGAAATGTAGCCAACGCAAACGTGGCCCTAGTCGTCTCTCAACCGGCCCAACCCAACATCACGTCCGTAGGGACTCTCACGTCCCTGACCGTCTCGGGGGTCTCGCAGGCAGGCCTGTTCGTCGGCAATGCGTCCGGCTTGTCAAACATAAACGGCGCAAACGTCTCGACCGTGCCTACGGCTCAGAGCGTGATTGCTCCTTCCCAGACCAACATCACGTCCGTGGGAACCCTCACCGGTCTCGGCGTATCTGGAGTCTTGAATGCGGGCCTGTTCACCGGTAACGCCTCGGGTCTTTCAAATATCAACTCTTCAAATTTAGTTGGAAATGTAGCACAGGCTAATGTGGCCCTTGTGGTTTCTCAACCGGCCCAACCCAACATCACGTCCGTAGGTACTTTGACATCCCTTTCCGTTCAGGGAATTTTGAGTGCAAATTTACATATCGGTAACGCCTCGGCCCTGTCCAACCTTAATAGTTCCAACCTCGTGGGCAACGTCGCCAACGCCAACGTGGCTCTTGTGGTTTCCCAACCTTTGCAACCGAACATCACGCGCACGGGGACACTCACGGCTCTCAACGTCTCGGGTATCTCCAACTTGACCGACATATACGCAAATGGATTCACGTCAAACTCGACCAACACTGTTTTCAACTTTGACACCTTGACCGTCCCTTTCCTATCATCAACTACTCTGAACGTATCGTCAGTGTCAAATATAGGAATCATATTCGGTCAGGGTAACGGCATCTCCAACATCCTCAGCTCCGTTCTCGTAGGTAACGTGGCCCAGGCCAACGTGGCCCTGGTCGTCTCTCAGCCGGCCCAACCCAACATAACGTCCGTAGGAACCCTAACAGGTCTGACCATCGCGGGAATTTTGAATTCAAATTTGTTCACTGGAAATGCCTCGGGTCTTTCAAACATTAACAGTTCAAATTTAGTCGGAAATGTCTCCCAGGCTAATGTGGCCACGGTGGTTTCCCAGCCGTCCCAACCCAACATCACGTCCGTGGGAACCCTCACGTCCCTGGTCGTCTCTGGGGTTTTGCAAGCGGATCTCTTCACAGGGAACGCATCTGGTCTTTCAAATATCAACAGTTCAAATTTAGTCGGAAATGTCGCCCAGGCTAATGTGGCCATGGTGGTCTCGCAACCTTTCCAACCCAACGTGAATCAGGTGGGAACCTTGACGGGTCTTTACTCGACGGGTAACATCACAGCCTCTTTCTTCACGGGGCAAGGCAATGGGCTCACGAACGTAATAAGCTCCGTGCTCGTGGGTAATGTTGCACAGGCTAACGTCGCTCTGGTCGTGTCCCAACCGGCTCAACCCAACATCACGTCTGTCGGCGTTCTGAGCGCCCTGACCGTCTCGGGGGTTTTGCAAGCGGATCTCCTCACAGGGAACGCCTCGGGTCTCTCGAACATCAACTCTTCAAATTTAGTCGGAAATGTGGCACAGGCTAACATTGCTCTGGTGGTTTCGCAACCGGCCCAACCCAACATCACGAGTTTAGGAACCCTCACGTCCCTTTCCGTCTCCGGGGTTTTGAATGCGGACCTGTTCACGGGAAACGCCTCTGGTCTTTCAAACATAAATGGATCGAACGTCTCGACCGTCCCGACGTCGCAATCTGTAATTGCTCCTTCCCAGCCCAACGTGACGTCACTGGGTACGCTCACGGGTCTCACGATAAACGGTTTACTCATCGCCTCTGACGCCTCTGGTCTCTCGAACATTAACAGTTCAAATTTAGTTGGAAATGTAGCACAGGCTAATGTGGCTTTGGTCGTGTCACAACCGTCCCAACCCAACGTGACGTCCGTAGGAACCCTAACAGGTCTGACCATCGCTGGAATTTTGAATTCAAATTTGTTCACAGGGAATGCTTCAGGTCTTTCAAACATAAACGGTGCCAACGTCTCAACCGTCCCGACGGCCCAGAGTGTGACTGTCGCCGCGCAGACCAACATCACGTCCGTAGGAACTTTAAGCTCTTTGACCGTTTCTAGTCTGACCACCTCTGGCTTTTTCGTGGGTTCTGGAAATACTCTGAGCAACCTGAACGCCTCGAACGTGACTATAGGGGCCTTCTCTGCGTCCCAGCTCCAGTCGGCCCAGACCAACGTCACATCCCTAGGGACGCTCACGTCTCTGAACGTCTCGGGCAACTCCAATTTACAGACTCTCAACGCCGCAAGCATCGCCACGCCAGGTGTCATTCCAGTCTCCTCTGGTCTCTTCATGAACCTGAACGCCACTTATACCCTGAATTCCACTGGAAATTGGACGGGGAATATTGCAGGCTCTATCACTTCCAACCTGTTTACCCTCTTCTCCCCGAACCCCGTAGCCTCGTGGACCACGTACGGTTCCAACCCCTTGATCACCGGTCCCACGGCCAATGGCGGCTTCCGCTTCAACCAGACGGGGCCGTACCAGTTCACGGTGGTTCTCACATCGGACAACAATATCAAAACTATTGCCCTGAGCTCAAACACATCAGATGTTCACTCGAACCTGGCTGACCCAGGCGTGTGGCTCTACTGTTACAGAATTTCAGTGGGTCAGGACCCATCCGTCCCCGTCCAGATCCCCTTCTACGTGGATTCCACATCAAAATACTACTATATAGACTACGAGTCTGTGAGAAAAACCGGAGAGAATATCCATAAGACGGCCTATACCAACGTGGTTGCTGAAGGGTACACGGGCTCCTATGTGACTCTGAGACCTCTGTAGAGGAAATCCATAGGATTTTTGATTCACTGGAGGCCCAGAGGGCCGTTCACGCAGGGTTTTTTTGGGTCCTTCGGACCCGAACAACAAGAAAAAAACTCTCCGTAAAATGTAATGCCGACAATCACCAATTTTGGTGACGTCGTGACTGTCGGCAATGCCGCAGTTAACGGCACTGGCACGTCGAGTTTTGCGGGGCCAGTCACGTTCGCTCAGGGGGTCTCAATAACAGGGTCGGTCTCCACAACATCCGCATTTTATGGCGTGTTGGCCGGCGCCAACACCGCCGCTGTGAGTGCCCTGACCGCAAGTACAAACGTCTACGCCCCTATCGTCACCACACCCGTCTCCAATGCAGCGACCGCCATCGCCACCACTGGCTTTTACGGTGCGATCATCGGGAACAACGTGGCGGCCGTCAGTGTTTTGACAGCGAGTACCAACGTCAACGCACCCACGATAAACGTCGCGTCCCTCAATGTCAGTTCTCAGGCCAACGTCACGTCTCTGAACGTCTCCTCTTTCGCCGCCTTCACAACCGCCAACGTCCTCACGGCCAATATCACTTCGTCAAATGTCACTACAGAAAACGCAGTAACCCTTAACGTTTCGGGTTTTACGACCCTTTCACGAGCCAACATCGTAACCGCCAACATCACAACTGGAAATGTCACGACAGAAAACGTCGTGACCCTGAACGTCTCCTCTTTCGCCTCCTTCACATTTGCCAACGTCCTCACGGCGAACATAACGTCTGGCAACGTCCTCACGGCGAACATCACGACCCTCAACACCTCGGGTTTCGCGACCCTTGCGCAGGCTAATATCGTGACGGCCAACATCACGTCTGGAAATGTCCTCACGGCAAACATCCCTTCCCTGAACGTCTCCGGTACAGCCTTCCTGAGCAATGCCAACGTTTTGACCGCCAACATCACGTCTGGAAACGTCCTCACGGCCAACATCTCGACCCTCAACGTCTCGGGTTTCACGACCCTTGCGCAGGCTAACATCGTGACGGCGAATATCACTTCGGCAAATGTTCTCACGTCCAACATTTCTTCCCTGAACGTGTCCGGTACGGCCTTTCTGAGCAATGCCAACGTTTTGACCGCCAACATCACGACGGCCAATGTGGTGTCCCTGAACGTCACGGGCGATGCGAACGTCGCCAACCTCAATGTCCGCTCGAACCTCTACACGTCCAATATCATCATGTCCTCGAACCTTTCGACCAATACGGGTTACGGCAACGTGTACCTGACCGGCAACTTGGTCGTCGCGGGTAACATCTATTCCGTTGGTGGCTCGGTCGGCTCGGGTTCAGGCACGTCCCAGGGTATCCTCTATTCTCTTCCAGGTAATTACACTCTCGGTACAGCCTTCGCCTCTGGATCCGCGGGCCCGACCATGAACGGCTACCACATCAACATGGCGTCCTTCACAGCCGAGGCTGTTGCGTCCGTGTCGGCCTTTACGGCCGCGACCGGTATGCTTAAATTCCTGACAGGCGGCCTGTACCAGTTGACCTGCGTCATCGTGGGTGATCAGCCCGTCGTCAAGGTGGCCGTCGGTAAAACCTCTTCTAGCTCCTTCCCACCCTCCGTCACCGCAACTGCAGGGTACGAATACGTCTACAATTTCCCCGTGAATTCCTCGCCTTCAGAACTCATCACTATACCCCTGACGGTTCAGGACGTGACTCAATACTACTACCTCGATGTGTTCTTCAGCACGGCCGTTGCGGCTCCGACGGTCCTTTACCCTACCCGCTCCACGACCGCCGCTGGCACAAATTACGGCACGTACATCCAGGTTGGGCCGTTCGGCAACTACCTGACCTCGGCAACCGGCGTCGCCGCTGGCCTCCTCTTGAATTGCTACGGCACCACCACCTTGTCCGCACCCGTGACCTCCAACACCTTCCGCTTGGCCATGACTTCTTCGAACGGCTGGACGGTCAACGGTACCTCGACCTCCCTCGCGGTCACTTCGGGTGGCAACTTCCAGGCGAGCCAGGTTGGCATCTACGAGGTCTCCATGTGTCTGAACCCGTCCGTGACCCCTATGATGTTCGGTGTGGGCTCTTTGGCTTCTGACACCGCCCCCGCGGCCCAAGGTCCGTACATTTACCAGTACGCGCCAATGTACACACAGGACCCTACAACGATAGTCACTTTGCCCCTGAACATCACCGACACCTCCAAATACTACTATATCGATGTGATCTTCCCGGGTACCCAGTCGACCGTGGCCCTTTCGAACGTCTCCACCTTCGTTTCTCTGAAACCCGTCGGCTCTTATGTGAGCCCCTCAACCAACCCGTGGAATCAGCAGGGCACGACGGTTTACTATTCGAACGGCGCGGTGGCCATTGGTGGTGTGACCCCTTCTTTGCTGACCGAGACCTTCACGGTCAACGGCAACACATCGTTCATCGGCAACGTGACCGTGACCTCGGACGCCTCTTCGAACAACTACGTCCTGGCTCGGCGCACGCCCGCCGGCTCTTTGGACGTCACGCAATACGTCACGGGTCGCGTGCCTTTGAACACGACCACAAATTTGATCCAGAATTACTTGAGTAATGCGGCTGCTATTCTGGCGAATACTTCGACGGGTACAATCACACAGGTTCTTTGGGTTCCTGGTGCATCAACGGCCAACACGGGCGTGAACATGGGCAACGGGACTTCCGTGAGACTGTCAAACTTGGCCACCTCCAATTTGTTCATTGAAATGTGGGTAAACTTGTCTGGTCTAGGTCGGTTCCAGAATTTGTTTTCCCGTCAGAATGCCGCCGGACCTGGAGTGGATATAGGTTTTTACATCAACAATACAAATCAGATCACGTTTTACGTTTCGAACGCAACTGCACTCGTGACCGCATCAACATCGGGGACGATCTCATCAGCGGGCTCATGGGTTCACTTGTCCGCATCATACGTTCGGACGAGTGCTACTCAGGGTACACTATACTCCTTCATCGGTGGTTCGCCGAGTACTGGAGCGTCTTTTGGGGCGGCTGGTGGTTCACAGGCGAACCTCACGTCCACTTCAAACATCTACCTGTTCCATGATGTTGGTGGATCGGCGTACTTCTCCGGAAACGTCGCCGATGTCCGCATCATGACCGGATCTATCGTCCCCGTGGCGACTTTCACGCCACAGGCCGCCCCCTTCACGACCGCCCCGACCTACCGAACAGGCATGGACACTGGATACACGTCCAACCTGACTATGGCCCTGAACAGCCAGTACTTCCCGGGCGCCTCGACCTCGCCCTATGGACCTTGTTTGACCTTGCCGGGGACGGTGGGGTCTTATTACAGTGCGGTCAACACGGCCTATGACACCAACTGGTCGACGAGTGGTTTTACACTCGAGGCGTGGGTCAATTACGCGAGTCTGGCGAATGCCAATATATACGCCGGGGTGTTCACTTTCGCTTCTCAGAGTACCATGATAACACACGCACAACCGGCGTCGAACTCTCTAGACTGGGGGTTCGGTGCGTTAACTAACGGTGCTCTTGGATTTTACTACTACATCACCTCAGGGTATCCGGGTGGTGTGTTAACCGGAGCTGGCGCCTTGACGACGGGCTCGTGGAACCACGTTGTTGTTCAGAGTGACGGGACTAACATTTACATGTTCATTAACGGTACTCAACGCTCCGACCTTACAGTTCAGGGGTACACAAATACAGGCACGTCGTCGGCCGTATCGATATCCAGTAACGTTTCAATTGCTGCAACTGCTGGTAACCCCATTTCAGTCGGTCAGTACAATTCAGGCCAAGGGGCGAACTTTGCCCTTGCTAAAGCGCGCCTCGTCTTCGGAACGGCCGGTTCACTCACAACCAGAAAGTATGGAAACGTCTACTCGGCTGGCAGCTTCACTGCGAACCCCAACTTCGCCACGGTCCCCACCGGCGCGACCGTCGCCTGGCAACTCGAGTCTCAATTCCCTCTCCCCACCTACCCAAGCATCCAGGACGTCACGCCGCTCGCGCTCCAAAGCGGTGCTTATGGCGCCGTACCCACGCCGGTCGGTGGCGTCACATCAAACACCATCGGCCCCTTGACCGCCTACCCCGCCTTTGACTCGATCCGTTTCGACGGCACGGGCTACATCGACTATGGCAACGCGGCTTCTAGTGCCATGAACTCCAACTTGTGGGCCAGTCCGTGGACTATTGAGGCGTGGGTGTATCCTACGAGCGTCCCATCTAGTGCCTTTGTGTTGGCTTCGCGCACGGCGGCAAGCTCTACTGATTTTGCATTGGCGTGGGACTCCACATCTGTTTTCTATTTTTCGAGCAATTCAGGGAGTACCAAAAATTATGGTTCTAGGCAGCTTTCAGTCGGCTCGTGGACGCATGTTGCCGTCACGTTTGATGGCACCAACAGCAATGTGTATGTGGGTGGACTCGTGAGTAATACCATGGCTGTTTCGGCGATTCCTCAACTGTACACACCCACAAACAGCTTTCAGATAGGGACGCAATATAGCGGTTCTAGCCCAGGATTAAACTGGAACGGCAACCTCGCCGACCTCCGCGTCTCTAACGTGGCTCGGTACACGGGCTCAAGCTACACGGTCCCCACGGCGCCGTTCTCCACCGACTCTAGCACGCTGCTCCTCCTCAAGTCTCTGGGCGGACAGGTCGGGACCACCCTCGAGGTTCAGGGCCGCGGCTTGAATTCGACAAGTATCGGTGCCGGCCGCGTGACTCAGTCGTACCCCCCGGCGCCAATGAGCTCGTACTTGCTTGATACAACTTCTAATGCGTCAGTCACTTACGGGCAGGGGAAGTACGTGGCGAGTGCGAGTAGTGAGTACAGTGGCGGTGCGTCAGGTGGTGCATATCTTCTTTTTGATTACAACTCAACTACGGATTGGGCATCCGCGGCCACTTATTCATCAGCGGGTGTGTACACGGGTTCTGTAACGACAGTCGACCTCCTCGGAAACTCGTACCTGGGTGAGTGGGTTCAGCTCCAAACACCCGTTTCGGTCATTCTGACGACTTATACTCTCACACCAAACTCGGGACAAACTACCAAAATTCCAGCAAAGTTCTGGATTTTGGGAAGTAGGGACGGTGTCAACTGGTCGCTCGTCAATTCTCAAAGCGGACTCACGTGGTCCACAACTGCCCAAACCTTTGTGGTTGGCGCGACACAGGGGTACAACTTTTATCGACTTGTTATCAACCAGATCAGTGGAGCTGGAACTGTCGCTGATTTCGCCGGTCTCCTCTTCAACGGCACCGAAGAGGGTTTTTGTATCAGTTCTGATTCAAAAACCGGCGTGGGCATCGCCAACCCGCAGCGCTCTTTGGAGGTTGCTGGCGACTTGGTCGTCTCGGGCACGATTTCGGGCGGGGCGGGCATGGGCTCGTTCAGGAATCGCATCATCAACGGGGACATGAGGATCGCGCAGAGGGGGACGAGTAATGTTATGGCGGCTTCGGCGATTTCAGCACTTTATGGAACAGTTGACAGGTTCGCTATTTATTCGTCAATAACGAGCGGATCAATCACGTCGACTCAACAGACTCTCACGGCTTCGGATAACCCGTATCAACTCGGACTTCGATATTCGTGGCGTTTGACCACCACCGTCCCATTGGTCATAGGCTATTTCCTTCCTACACACACCATCGAAGGTTTAAATATAGCCGATTTCATGTGGGGTACATCGTTCGGACAGCCAGTCACGATGAGCTTTTGGCTCCGCTCAAATATCACAAACGGCTCAATTATACATATAAGTTTCCGTAATGGTTCAGCCAGCTACTCCTACAACGCACCAGTCATCGTGACGAATGGTGGAGGATGGCAGTACGTGACTTTCACGGTTCCACCGCCTCCTAACGGTTCTACGTGGGCCAGTGACAACACCGCCGGCATCTATTTGGGTCTCGGGGCTGTTAATTCGGCGGCGTATTCAACCACACCAAACGTTTGGCAAAGTGGTAATTACATGGGCGTCTCTGGGTACACGCCGTGGTGGAACAACGCCGGCAACTACATCGAGTTCACAGGAGTCCAGCTCGAGAAAGGTACGATCGCGACCCCTTTCGAAGTACGGCCGTACGCGACCGAACTTCAGCTGTGTCAGAGGTACTATGAAACCGGGACATCTTCCGTTGTATTCACCGTCAGTGGAGCTGCCCAGACGACTTCGAGCAGTGTGTTCTACAAGGTTACAAAGAGATCGACCACAACCCCTGTGTTGACCGGTCAGGCTTATTACAATTCCTCGGGTGGTGGACAGGCTGGAACACCTTCCTTTTATACCACGAGCACGGACTCTTTCAATATCCAACTCAACACAAATGCAGCAACATGGGGTCAACTCGTATGGAACGTGCCATCTGAACTTTAAATCCTCTTTTAGAGTAGAAGATGCCCTGGCGTATCGTCGCTGATTCGGACGCTCAGGAGGTCTTCAGATATCCGACTATACTTTCAGAACAGTTCACGGACCAGTACCCTATGGACACGTACACGCATTTGCTTGTTGAAAACCTGGCGAGTCCTGATTCGGTCAAGCCCACCAAGGCTGAGGACGGCTCCGTGACCCTCGTTCCGAACGTCGAGTGGTACTGGACCGCCCTCAGAACCGAGCGGAACGCCAGACTCGCCGCGACCGACTGGACCCAGATGAATGACAGTCCCTTATCACAGGCGAATAGAACAGCCTGGTCTTCATACCGCCAGGAGCTCCGTGACCTGCCGGACGAAGTCACGGACCCTACGCAGGTCGAGTGGCCCCTCGACCCGACCCAGATCCCGCCGACCCCCGTCACCGGCTCCAGACTCTCGAGCCTCTTGGACGCGGCGCAGTAAACATATAATTCATAGACTCCACGGAACCCATCGTAGATGCGACTTCGTGGACTTTATGGAGGTTAGTTAAGGTAGTTATAGTTAGGGTCCCTTTTTACTCAGCTCAACTCATAATGGGGACATTTGTTCAAGTACCCCTTTTTTCCTTCTCAACTGACTAAAAGTTGTTAACTACTATAACTACTGTAACTGTATATACAAACTCCAACCAATTTCGAGAGTTAACGAGAGTTAACGTGAATTTTATGATAACTGTGGGACTTTCGTGGGGTCGATTGTGTACCAGGCCACGTTCGCGGTTCGACGCTCGACCGCCACCCCCGACACCTTTTTCATATACATGGCGAATCGGACGGCGTCCTTGGCCTTGTAGTCTGTGAACCCATTCTCGGCCAGCCATTCCCGAAAGTCCTGATAGTACTCGGACCCCTTGAACTCTTGGGGCCGCTCGAACCCGCCCACCTTGTGGTGAAGGAACATGAGCTCCTTGTCGACCGACATGTTCTTGATCTCCTTGTAGAGTTCCGTGATGGGTCTCTCGGCCTGGAAATTTGTACCCGAAATGTCGATGTCGCGCAAGAGGTCGTAGACGGCCCGGATATTCTCGGGCCGATCCAAGTACCGGTACAACTTTGAAAAGTACGCGTGGTTCCCCTTGAGCCGGTCTGAAACCTCGAGGACCGCGTACCTCCGGTCATCGGCATCGAGCTTCACTGGATCGTGCTTATTCGTCGTCAAGACGAAGTTGGCACAGTTCAGTAATTCGATGGACATCTTACCCTTGGACTCGAACGGCACGGTCTCGCCCGTGATGTACGATTTGAACGGATCCGCATTCATCTTGAGTGTCCCGACGTTGAAATCGTCCACGACCACCAGAATCTTGGAATCCTTGAGGAACCCGAACCGGCTGAACAGGTCATTCTCGGGGTTGTTGGTCTGACCAAAGTACCGGGACCCCAGAACCTTCTTCATGAAGAGCTCGAACGTCGTCGTCTTGCCCGTACCCTGACCACCCACCACAACGAGCGCCACGGCCGTGTGCTTCCCGGGCTGCTGAACGAGACTCGCGAGCCATTTCAGCACGTACTGCGAGTCGCGCCCGAACAGACGCCGCAGGTGCTCCACGAAGAGATTGGGACGGCCCATCGTCGCGTCGATCCTCGAAGCCTCAAAGCCCGCCCACGTGTTCAGGACGTCCGCAGGACACTTGAGCGGGGGCGGCAAAAAGTCGAACCGCTCGTACGTTCGAATCTCCGGGTCCCTGAGCCAGAGCTTCACGAACTGATCGGCACCGACGAACATGTTTTCATACAGGTCAAAAAGCTCCTTCCGGCTCAAGAGTTGGAGTTCAGACTCCGTCTGTCTGACGAATCCAACTGGCCTCTTGATCTTGAAGTGTGTCTTTTCAAACTCTATTTTGGCCTCCTGGTATTTGCGCTCGTCGTCTGTGGGTGCGTCGTGAAGCCACACGAGTGAATCATCGTCCTGGGCCTGGACAAACTGCTCCATGAACTCGGTCGTGCGGCCCGGCTGGAACCCCTCGAGCGCCAGAACCTTGTTGGGCCCGTAGACGTCACGGTCGAAACTGGAAGGGCAGACCTTCCTGAGCTTCGTGTAGTCGTCGGTCTGCGTACCCGCGAGTATCAGGCGGAGTACCGTCTTCCACGTCACCTTGTCGTCCTGCAGGCCCTGGTAGAACATCCCCTTGATCTTGATGGCCTCAATGGATCCGAAGCGACTCTCAATGAGCTCCCTGATCTCGCCTTCGGCAGGGGCCAGGTGATTCTTGACAATCTCTTCGATGGGCATTTGGTGTCCCGTCAGTATGGTCTTCTGGAAGTACGGGCGCTTGGCGTTCTTGGTCGTCAGGATCTCACTGGCGCCTGGGTGAACCTCCATGAACCGACGGATCTCAGTCTCGGTCGCAAGTTGGACGGCGTTCTTGGGCGTCGTGCAAAGTGTGACGGGGGCCATTCTTACCATGGCCTGGGAAAATATTTATGGCGACGCCTGAACCTCGGCCTGGGTCTCAGGCGCCGCCTGGGACTTCATGGCCTCCTTGCGTCTTTGGTAATATTCACGGGCCTTTTTGTTCCTTTCGGCCTTGTGGGCCTCCCTGTACTTGGCGTCACGGGACTTGACCCGGTCTACTGAGCCTTCGTACTTTTCGTAAACCTCCAGGAGCTTCTCTACTGGTATGCCCTTGATGGTGACATCCATGTCTACTGTGGCCTGAGAAAATTTTAAGCCGACCCCTGACTCATCAGGCGTGGCCTGAAACTTTTTTCTCAGGCCATGGTAGGATGCCAGGCTACATCTACCTGATCATGATGGCCGACGGTGTGTACAAGGTGGGCCGGACGTCTCAGGACTACGGGACCCACCTGAAGAGGCTCAAGGCGTACCCAGGCGACTCGATCATATCGATGGTCCTGAAGGTCCATGACGATGTGGTGGTCGAAAAGGAGGTCCTACGCAGGTGCCGTCTGGCGTTCGGCGTTCACCCCAGGGGGCTCGAATACTTCAAGGGCCCTGAAGACGAATTCATGCAGATCATTTACGAGTGTAAAAACTTTCGGGCACCCGTGCCCAAGGCCCCCAAGCCGCCTCCTGTGCCCAAGCCGCCTCCGGGGCCCTACCAAAGGCTGAACGACGTCGAAAAGTACCTCCGGAGCAAAAACCCTATTAGAGGTCCTGACCTCTTCGTGCCCCTCGCGGTCATCGAACACGCGTACGAAGAGTTTTGCAGGGGTCGTCGTACAGCCCCAATAAGCTTCAGGGAACATTGCCCATTGCCCATCGTCCGCATGGAAGGTCCCGTGACGTGGAGAGCCGTCAAACACGGGCCCCCGATTACCGTTGAGAATCCCGAAGTCGTCCGGGGCGTGAATCTGCGCGGTTGCCCAAAATCTCTCGGCACCTAATAGAACGCGATGTCGTCCAACATCTTTGCGGCGAACGTGTACTACGCGGGTAACGTCATCGTTTCCGGATCCATGACCCAAGGCGGGACGCCCGTCACGCCCTCTCAATGGACGACTCTGAACTCGAACATTTACTACCTCTCGAATGTGAGTATCGGTTCATCAAGTAACCCAGGCCTAAACAGACTCCAGGTGTCTGGAAACCTCTCGACGACCAGCAACATCAACTTCCCCCAGGGCGCCTTGCTTTCCGGTCAACCCTCGGCCGTCGACTGGTCCATCGTGAATTCAGGTGGGTGCTTGAACTTTGCGAGGAATTCAACAACCTCCTTCTTGTCCGGCGGGACCCTCCAACTCAATCAGTACGGAATGGTCGGTATCCAGCTCGGCAACCCCACGGCCCTTTTACACATCGGCGCAAACACGGCAAATACGACCGACATGATCCATGTCCAGGCCTATAATGGAACATCGTTATTCAAGGTGAAGAGCACGGGAGTTGTGACGTCTTCTTTAGGAACGATCCCAGTCGTTACAGCAGGGGGCGTTAATATCCAGTCTGGATATTCGCAAGCCACGGCTAGAGTCTACTTCGCAACTGCTTTTTCAGCTTCCCCGGTCGTCATCGTCAGTGGTACTTCTGCAGGGGCCTACGTCGTGAATGTTTCGGCCAGTTTTGTAGAGTGTTCCCAGACACCTTTTTACTGGATAGCGATAGGTACCTGATTTTTTTGTCAGTTTACTTTATAGAAGATGTCGTTTCCTGTTATTAGCGGTGGTGGTGGTAGAATAGGCACCGGTCTACTCTACTCGAACGTTGTTTATTTTACTAGCACAAGTTTAGGTCAATCTGGAGCTAACCGTATTATATCCTGGACCGTTCCACCAGGTATAACCACTGTACGAGTCCGTCTCTGGGGGGGTGGCGGAGGCTCAGTTTACACTGGTTCGGTGTATCCGGGAGGAGGCGGCGGTTTTGCCTTGAAAATAATCACGGGCTTAACACCAGGTACTTCTGTTACAATTACTATAGGCGACGGCGGCGGGCCCTACAATCCAGGAACTGGAGGTACGTCGTCGTTCGGCACGTATGTTTCAGCGACGGGAGGAAAAAACGCAGCCAGTGGAGGGACACCAGGCGGCGTTGGTTCTGGTGGGGACATAAATATGTATGGTCAGGGAGGTATGACGAGCCAGCAGTATGGTGGAAATGCCGGTAATTTATTCATTGTTTATTCCGGCGCTTCGAATGAAACATACGTGTCCCAGTATGGAGCTATAACCTTGATGGCAATTCCAGAAAACGGTCTTGATAAGATAGGAACCGGATATCTTTTTGGAATACCAAGTACTACAAATATATTCGAAGGTGTAAATCAGAACAGCATTACATCCTTACCTCCGACTCCAGCGCTAAATTTCGGAAACGGTGTGGGTGGGTCGACTTATTATAGTGGGGGGACTTATGCGTCTCCTGGCTCTTTCCCGGCTGGTGGCGGTGGCGGCTCAACCTCCTCGACGAGCGCCGGCGGCGGCGGCCTCGTCGTCGTCGAGTATTAATTTTCTTAAACCCTATTAAAAATGATGTGGACCCGTCTTGAGAGTAACGTCGCCGTCGAGTTTACGGACATCGACCCCGTAGGCCGCTTCCACGAGTCCTTGATGTGGGTTGCGTGTCCCGAAGACCTGACCCCGGGCTCGGTTATGAACCAGGACGGCTCGTGGACCTACGCACCGAAGATCGAAATCCCACCTCCACAACCCGCCCTAGAAATCACGGAGTCGGCCTAGGTTCAGTGATCCAGGCAAAGCTCGTCACCATCTGCTTAATTTTACTTGAAAATTGAAAATTCACCTAGGACCAGCAAGGTCCATAGACTCGGCGAGAGGAGCTCTGCTCCGACCCCGCCGACTTTATGGAGGTGCCCTTGGGTCACAGGAGGCCCAAACATTTGTTGGCCTAGTAATAGAGGAGCATGTCCACGTTTAATCAGGGCGTCCCCGGGGTCCCGACTCTGATAAACTCCAGCGCGGTCCTCGTGACGGGCAACGCAGCTTCGGCGAACGCACTGACCGTGAGACAGTTCGGCGGCGGGAACGTGTTCAGCGCCCAGACGAGCTCGGGCGGGTCGGCTCTGTTCGTGGGGGACGGGGGTCTCGTCGGCATTGGAACCGCCGACCCCAAGGGCCCCATCCATTCATACACGATGCGCTTGGGCTATCCGGACTCCTCAGGTTCCGGAACCTCCAACGTCGTGGCGCGGATCCAGAGCGGCTCCATCTGTCTCGATTTTGGGTCCATCGGTGGGACCAACCCTTTTTGGATTCAAAACCACCTGAACACGGCCTGGAACACGACGTATCCAATTCTTCTGAACCCTAACGGCGGCTACGTAGGCATCGGGACGACGGGTCCTTCGTACCTACTCCACGTGAATTCCACCTCCACGAGTAGTTCAACCGTCGCTGCGTTCCTCGCACCGAACATGACGACTAATGCAGACACGTACATCGCCGTCGGCTCGTCGCTCTCGAGTTGGCAAAATGCCACTCTCGAGTTTATAAACTACGGATCCAACACTTCAAACGTAGCTCGCATGAGTATCAACGGAGGTTCCGCATCTATGATAAATCTCAATTCGACGGGTGTCGGTATCGGCGTGACGAATCCCATCACGGCCCTTGATGTCGCAGGCGGTACTATTTCGGGTGGCGCAGGAAACACCACATGGAGAATACAGCCCCAGTACGTAGGCTCCAGCCCCTTTCCCAGTCAGGTGCGTATAGCAAACGGCTGGGATCCTGTTGCCGGTACAGGTCAAGCGAACTATGCGGGTGTGGGAATTAACTTAAACTCCTATCAGAGCGGTTCCCAAATAGAATTCTACACGTCAAGCACAAACAACGCCGTCCCGACACAGAGGGTCGTAGTCACGGCCGCGGGAAACGTCGGTATCGGGACGGCGAGTCCTGGTAATGCCCTTTCCGTAAACGGTTCTTTGAACGCGGGCGCTGCATATTATACCACAGCTACAACCACAACAAAAACAGGCCCTTACATTGTTCAATCATCTGGTTTTGACGCAGTTGGAACGTCCCATTATATATATTACTCAAGCTGGGCGCCAAACGGGGGAACTGGTGCGGACAATTTTGGTGGAGTAATGATTGTTATAGGTAAAAATCTTTCATCTGGTGGCAAAGCAGCCACTCTTGTTCTTACACTCTCTAAGCGTGCAGGAGCGGGTACATATTCTCTAACAATACAGAACAACACCGTGAATCTTACAACATTTTCTCCTTCTATTAGTGGTAATGATGTAGTTATAACATCCGATTCCGATATGGCCGTCACGTGGACATTTATCGCAGGGGCTTAAAAATTATCAGTATATTATAGACATGAACGTAGCGATAGTTGACAAAGAGACCCTCGTGATTAGGAACGTGTATTGGTCCCCAGACGGTTGTTTTGATCCGTCACGTCCAGACGTCAGTTCAGCTGTAACCCAAATTCTCGTCCCCGATAAACTAGATTACACGTGTATTTTGGCCCAAAAAGATTCTTCTGGAAATATCATTCTCACCGCGGACCCCGTCAAAGTCCAGGCCAAAAATAATACTTTATGGTCTCGTATTCGTTCTAAACGAAACGAACTCCTTGCCCAAAGCGACTGGACCAGACTTGATGACGTTGAAACGAATAAGGACGCTTGGGCCATGTATCGCCAGGCTCTCCGTGATATCACGAAAACCGTCACGGACCCCACTCAGGTCACGTGGCCAACACCACCCTCTTAAATTCCCAACCTAAATTAGAAAGAGATGTCCACGCATCTCCTCTTCGCCGACTCCAAGAACCGTGACGTGGCCCTGTACCCAAGCGGGTCCAGCTACGTCCTTCACCTGACCACGCCGATAAAGGACATCGAACGTGTCGACCTGGTCAGCGCCCATCCGTGCCAGGTGTGCAGCTCCGTTTTCACCCGCAAGGACCATCTCAAGGGGCACATGAGGATTCATACGGGTGAAAAGCCCTATAAATGCACAGAGTGCCCATCGGCCTTCACTCACAACCACTCTCTTACATGGCACATGCGAACTCACACGGGTGAAAAGCCCTATAGATGTACGGAGTGCGACAAGTCCTATTCACTTAGACATCACTTGGTAATTCACGAGCGTACCCATACAGGCGAGCGACCGTACAAGTGTACAGAGTGTGATGCGACGTTCGCCATTCAGGCAAGTATGACAACTCACATGCGAACTCATACAGGCGCCAAGCCGTATAAATGCACTGTATGTGACGCGGCTTTTACACAACACGGATCCCTCACGGGTCACATGAGGATTCACACAGGGGAGAGACCATTCAAGTGTACGGAGTGTGAAGCGGCTTTTACTCATAAACATACCCTGAATAATCATCTTCGAACTCACACACCCGAAGCCATAGCGCGCCGCAAAATAGAGGAGTCCAAGATTGAAAAATTGTTCAATGAAAAGTTTCCCAAGTCTTTCGTGCGGGAGTACACGACGGATCACGCGTGCCTTACCGCGTCGAAAAACCACTCACGGGTCGACTTTTTGTTCCCAAATCACGGCAAGTTTCATGTGGTCGTTGAGGTCGACGAGCATCAACACAAAGAGTATCCACAAATTTGCGAAACGTCACGCATGAACAATATCGTGTCGGCGTGGTGCCTGGGCGGAAACTCCATGCCCGTCGTGTTCATCCGGTACAACCCACACGCGTTCAAGGTTGACGGGACCACGAAACGGACCACGATCGGAGAGCGACACAAGAAACTCACCGAGATCTTGAACCATATCAAAACTATGGAACCGGTGAAGGAGGTCCAAGTCTACTACATGTTTTACGACACCGAAGAAGGCGTACCCACGGTCATGGCTGATCCGGACTACTATGACGAAGTCAAGCCGTGGTTTGCCGAATGTATCGTGTAAAAATATCCAACTATAAATCAGATGACCACGCGTCTGTTATTTGCCGATTCGAAAAACAGGGACGTCCAGCTGTACCCATCAGGCAATTCTTACGTTTTACACCTCACGAGCCCCATAAAGGACATAGAACGCGTGGATCTCGTGAGCGCGCGTGTATGTAATTCAATGTACAACCTCAATGACGGTTCGAACGTCATGGCCGTCAACTCGTCCAACGTCTCTTTGAATCCAGGGTTCTACAGCGTCTACGGGTTGGCTCAGGCTCTCACCACCACCACCCTGACCCTCGAGTACCTGCCGGACGAGGGCCACTTCCTTTTCAGCTCCAGCACATCTTTCACAATTTACATCCATTCCAGGGAGCTCGCCACCATGCTCGGCCTTTCCCGGGGCTCTTTGCTCACGGGAGCTTTGGCCCCCGCCACGGACCCGTCATACACGGGCAAATACATCCTCCGGTCCTCGACCCTCGTTGACATGTCCCTCAACGAATACATCTTTCTGGACATTGATGAGCTCAGGACGCCAAGTCACGTAGACACGGGGGCCCTTGTGAGTTCTTCAGGGACGGTGAGCGGAAGCAACGCCAACCGCAACTTCGCACCCGTCATAATGGATGTGGGCTCGGCCTGTATCAAGAATTTTCATGAAAATAAGGACTATCGTGTAAGCGTCGAGTACCCAGAACCCATCGCAAGCCTCCAGCGCCTGACCGTCCGGTGGGTCGACAAGTCTGGGAAGCCCTTGGATTTCAGAGGCTGGGACACGAATGCATTCGTCCTGAGAATTCACATCAAAAATAGAGAACGTGAAATGGAGTTACCTCCACCACCACCCCTCCAGGATGTGGAACTCAAGCGCATCATAGACGCCATGACTTTGGCGCTTCCTCCGCCGCCGAAGGAAGAGTCAAAGAAGTTTAAAATTCCTTGGTTTTTGTTGGTTTTAGCCACGCTCATAGGTATTTTCATATGGCGGACGTTCGGTCCCCGCCCGGGGGCCGTTGCTCAGCAACTCGCCCCTGCCCAAGCACAAGTCAAAATGATTTGATTTACGCGCGGGTCACGGCGTAGACTGGCTGCTGAGGATCGTTGATCTTCACGTTCACAGCCAGTGCCTTGATCGCCATGAACACCACGATGGCCAGCAGGGTGGTGAACAGAGCGGACAGAATGTAGTACTGGCCACCGTTCTTGCCCACCTGCACCACCTGGGAGATGATCCAGCGGACAACGTCCATCCACGCCACCGCGCTGGCGAAGGCGAAGCCCGCGACCACGGAGTTCAGGGACTGGGACTCGAGCTGGAGAGCAATAGCGGAAAGCATGTCGGCCATTTGTACTATTTTAGAAGAAAAAAATATGAAGGTTCCCAAGGGTCCCAAGTTTCTAGTGGCCCCCAGGAGTCGCTAGACGCGACTCCCCCGTAATTCTCCTCCGGCCCTTGATCAAAGCCTGGAAGCTCGTCCTCGGTCTCATAGTCCTCCTCTTCGAGAAGGACCGAGTATTTAGGTTTGGTCCTGGAGAGATCAAAGCCCTCTTCAGATTCCTCCTGGACCCACCAGGTCATCTAATTTTCACGCTGTTTGTCTACGGCGTTTTTCAACGCACGTTCGGCTGGGCTCTCGGGTTCCCACGCGTCCCACGTGTCGGCGCACTCGTTCATTTTGAGAGCCTGCTCATCCTCAGTGCCCTCGTACTTGGTCCATACCAATTCAGAGTCTGAAACAGTTTCCCATGAGGCTGAAGAGTCCGAGTCGTCGGGGTCGTAGTCGGAACCTTCGGAGTCGGAATCGGTTCCCGATTCCTCGTATATCTCCGGAAACAGAGACCCTATCTGGCGCCCAGTGACGTACCGGGCGGCATACATCATACCCATCCGCATATCCTCCTGGAGGACCACGTCACGACCGCACGCCTTGGCGTAGTGGGCGGCCATGACGGTCGCCGACTCCATGACGGGTCTGAAAATGTCGAGAGCCGACTCAAGCACAGCCTCTTCCATTTCAATTTTCAACTAAAATTAGAACAGAGAAGTCACGCAGTGACTCGGGTCAACAGGGCCCCTGGACTCAGGAAAAGTTCGAAAACAAGATAGTCGCACTTCCGTTGGCGACCTGGAGGAAATTGTAGTTTACAGCATAGACTCTGATCACTCTAGCTGAAGAACTTGGATTCAAATTTAATTTTAGAATTTGATTTTGAATTCGAGACATGTTCACGCCCCCTGAAGGTCTCTTGGACTCTGGGTCAAGGCTGAAAGAGTACATATAGAAATAGTAACCTGGAACCCGGGTATGAAATTCGAGGCCCTGGATGACCCTCAAAAAGAGGGGCGTACCGACCTCGGTCGAAACGCGTTCTGTAGAATTGAATAAGAGTTCTAAATTAGTAATTTGCTGGAGGTTCGGGGCGGCCAAAAAGTCGTACCCCAGGGCCGTCTCGTTCTGGATCACGAAAAAGAGTTCCTTGACGATATTTGAAAAGCCAAGATTACACCGGACGTTTATGGCTCCCAGGGGCACCGCGAACTCTGCCAACTGAATTTGTTCCAAAATATGGATCTGTGGAGTCTTGCGTATGTACTCGATCTCTTTCTGACCGAGGTACGTGTACTCGACGTGAAGATAAGACGGTACAGGCTCCACAATGTCTACGGGTGGAATTGTGAATGTACTGGTGGGGTTTGTGACGATGCGAAACGTCACATTCTCTTTGAAAGCACACAATGGTATGCCCTTTTCCAATAGGGAAAATGGGAGAGGGATCGTGTAGCTCGCAGCAGCCACCTGTGTACCCTTGCCTATAAGACCGGTTAGGGCCGGTTGTTTACCCTGTGGAACCTCTATATCGTATTTCATGGCTATATATTCACCGTAAATTCGCTCTATAAGTGTGCTTCCTATGTATAGCTCCACGTGTTGTATGAAAAGTGTGCCCACGGATTCCTCAACTTCACGAACTCTCAGGTTAGGAGGGAAGAAAACTTTGAGATACATTTCAGTTATTAAATCACCTGAGCGCGGGAGCTCCACGACGTTCTCGCCTCCCAAGACGAGCGCGTCATTGTCGAACTGGACCTTGTCGACTCGTGAAGCAAACAGACTTGATCCTATATATTTTTCTTTAAAATACGTAACTTGTGGATCTACGCTCAGGGCTATATCCTCCTGACCTAGGAAGGTTAAACTGGCACGGGAGGCCATCTCTAGTAACTCCGTAGAAAAAACAAGGGCGCCGTAGGCGCCTTTCTATGAGGTTATTTACGCGTCGCGGCCACTAAGAAAGAAAACCTACGGTTTTCCCTTAGGTGTTGAACCTCAAACCCCCTAACCCGTCAGCAATTCTCAAAATATTGTAATTTACGGCCAACATCCTCAGTTCCTTTGCGGGGAGGTACGCTTGGCCGCCACAATTGAGCGTCAACAGAATTTGCTTAATTCGACTGAAATTAATTTGACCATATGGTTTTGGAGACGATGGGTTGCCCGTGAAAGAGTACATGAAAAACTGACGCTGAGGGTAGTTGGGGTAGTGGTTAAAAGGTTCTATGTCGCCGGTATACAAAGCGTCGGTCGTGTCCGGTGTGAAAACCTCTTGACCGTTGAAGCTCAAACCGAAACTCAGGACCGCGTTGTTCGAGTAGTCATATGGGTTCTGATTCGTGGGTTGAACCACGAAAAAGAGTTCACGTACAGGGTTTTTAATATCTAAATTGAAAACGGCATTTTGGAAGCTAGGCAGGAGACTGATCGACTGGTACTGACACTGTGTAATAACATAGTCCAACTGGGCCCTTTGGAACCAGTTAATTTCAGGGTCCGACAAGTACACGTAGTCGACTATGATGGTCGCTCCCAAAGATGGATTTGAAACCTGAATTGATGTCAACTCGTTAAAGTTCCTGAATGTCACGTGGACCTCCACGTCATGTCTCCCGAGGGCCACGAGGGGCAAATACAGAGATGGGTTTCCGTAGAAATAAAAGGGTAAATTTACAAAGTAGGTGCGTCCAGGGGGGTTGATGGTGGTCAAAGTGTCGTTCTTGCCCGTGAGAACCTGAAGGCCGGGTTGGTTTTCGTACGGAACGTGTAGGTCGTTCCAGAGTTCGATGAATTCACCCGTCAGAGACTGGATGGTCTGGCCACCAATTTTGAGGTCTGCGGTTTTGATGGCCCAAGTGCCCACAGAGTCGTAGTACGAAAAAACCTGGGCCGCCACGTCTACGATCGGGAGGGTCACGGGGTAGACAGAGATGAATGTATTTGAAAAAATATTAGGAGCGGCGTTGGACCCCGCGGTCGTCACGGATACAGGGTAAGTCAGTGACGTGTCAGACACCACGAGAGGAACCTGGAAGGTATACGGGGGTAAAATACCTAGATTGACCGTGTATTGACTCGACCCGAACGTCAAACTCGTCACTTTGTCTTTGGTACATATAGCACCCGTAAGCATGTATGTCCCGTTGCTACTGAATTTCAATCCTGAATTAGTATATGAAATAATGTTAGAGCTTCCAGATGAGGCAAAGTCCGATGTGAGTCTGAAGGGCGCGGTGAGCGTCGTTGAAGAGGACCTGAAAGTGAGGCCATTGTCGGGCAAGACATTCGAGTCGGGCAGGGGAGAACTTATCCTATTTAAAACAAAATAGGTGTTGGCCAAAACTGTAGTGGGTCCCGAGGAGGTGGTTAATGTTATATAATAATTGGCTGATGTATTTGAAACTGAAATAGGCATGGAAAAGGCAAAGGTGGGATCACGGCCTTGTACGGACATGTCGTACGTGTAAAGCAGGTTGGCACTTTCCCACAAATTCACGTTTGAAACGTAACCATTGTCTAGGTACATTACTCCCGTCATCAGGTACTCGCCCTCATTTACGAAATTTATATTTGAATCCGGAGTCAAGAGGATAGTGTACGACCCGGTCGTGACGACGTTGCCAAAGAGCTGGAGTTTACAGGGGTTGGCGTTCATGACTATTGACGAATTCAGTTGGTAAAATTCATCAACTGGGCTTATGGAAAGGTACGAGTTGGTCTGAAGCTGGGACCCGGTACTTGTGATGAAAAAGTAGTACGTGTTGGCCGTGCTCTTGACGCTGATGGGTATGACGGCGGGCATGGACGGATCCGGCGACACGCGGAAGGTGTATGAGTTTTCAAAGATGGGGTTGACGGGTCCACCACCCTCGGACGCCTCATTCTTACTCGATCCGAAGCTCAGGGCCTGAACTGAACCGGCACCGAGCTCGAACCCCGCCTTGATCACATAGAGTCCTATACTTCCAAACTTTATGCGACCACCCGAAGTTATGGTATACTTGGAACTCGGATCCGTCGACGTCCAGATGGCACCGGATCCAGAGGTGCTCGAAAAGTTTAGAAATTGACGACCAGAAATGTTCAAAGGTTGATTGAGATAGGCGAAGAACCCCTTTTTAGGATCAGGGGGTAAAGTGCCTATAGACTTGATCCACCCAGCCTGTTCGAGTGTAAAGTCACCCAGACGGGTAACGGTTGAAATATAATTTGGAGAGGCGTTTGAAGGAGAAATTGAATTTGCTTGTAAATTGGAAGTGCTATTGACAGTGTACACGAGGTTTCCACTCACTGGATTTATAGACGAATAAGCCTTTGGATCCAGACTGAAGAAGATGCCGGGTGCGAGGTACGAGCTCGAGTTAATAACCTCAACAGCTGCGCAGTTGCTAAACACGAAGAGGTTCCTGGCCGAGTTGTACTCGATGTAGGGGGTGAATGTGGTCGTGAGCCACTTTGAGAGGTTGTTGGTCGAATACGACGGTACGAGGAGGGTGGCGGTGAGGGTCACGTTCGCACCCCCAGTCGCGGGTTTGATGATGCGTATGTAAGGTTGGTTCGTTTCGAGTGCCGGGGCTGTCGGCCAGGTCCAGTCGTTTCCGGGGTTGTTCAGGGGCGGCAGGTCGAGTTTGAGGGTCAGGCCCCTTACTAAATCTCCTTTGGCTGGAATTCTGCATATATTGTTCTGACCGTACCCGACCTGCTGATCCAGAAAGGGGATGTCATAAGCCTCGAGGACGAATGGAGTGTGACGGCGGTACACACCCGAAAAGTACGTCACTTGGGGCTCCCCTGTGAGATACGCGTCCTGTTGTCCGATGGCCGCCAACTGAATGTAGCCGGCGGACATTCCTAGTAAGTGCGAAGGAAAAAACAAAGCGTCGTAGACGCTTTTCCTTGGCGGTTATTTACGCCCGAAGGGCGCGCCCCCAGCCCCCCCGAATTTTGCGTGAAAATTGTAGATGACGCTTCAGCTCAAGAAGTTTGATCCGTCCAAGATGGCGGACGACAAGGTTTGCGTCTTTATAGGAAAGCGTGGTACAGGCAAGTCCACACTCGTGACTGATATTCTCTGGCACAAGAAGCACATTCCAGCCGGGATCGCCATGTCGGGCACTGAAGAGGGAAACGGCTATTACAAGCAGTTCATCCCAGACCTGTTTGTCTATGGTGACTATAACAAGGATGCTCTTGAAAAAATTATAGAGAGGCAAAAGAAGCTCTTGGCCGTCGGGAAGTGTAATCCCGTGTTTATCCTCATGGATGACTGCATGTATGATAGATCATTCATGAGGGACGTGTGCATTCGTCAGCTTTTTATGAACGGGCGTCACTGGAAGATATTCTTCATGATGACGACTCAGTACTGTATGGATATGACCCCCATGATCCGTACAAATGTGGACTACGTGTTCGCTCTACGAGACAACGTACGACAGAACCGTGAAAACCTGTACAAGGCTTTCTTCGGCGTCTTCCCGACGTTCGACCAGTTTTCACAGGTTATGGACGCCTGTACGGAAAACTACGAGTGCCTAGTGCTCGACAACACCTCCAAGAGCAATCGGATCACGGACTGTGTGTTCTGGTACAAGGCTCCTATCCGCCGTGGTTTCCATGTGGGGTCCCCTGCATTCTGGCAGTATCATCAGCGCCACTACAACCCTCGGGCCGTCGCACAACCTCTAGCCCCGACGGCCCAGAGGCGCGGGGGGACGGTCATTGTCAAAAAGTCAGGAGCGCGTAGTTAAGTCGTCTTTCTTTTCAGAAGCTGAATTAGATGTTGACATACGACCCAAGCGTTTCAGACTTGTCGACACCTATTCCAGTTGCGTCGGCATCTGTAGAGATGCCCGCACAGAAGGAGGAAAATAAGCGGACGGTTCCCACGGGCCTTCTGCGTGAGGAGCAGCGTCCCGAAAAAAACCTAGACGAATCTCAAATGGCGGAGTTTTCGTCGTCGATTGAGGAAGTCATGCCCGGTCCAGGACAGATGATGCAGGATGAGGTTCAGGGATCTCCCTACGAGCAGGCACCACCCCAGAAGCAGGCCAAGTCCAAGGGCTCTTCCGGCTCTTCCAAGAACCCTTTTGGCCTCACGGACGAGCAGTGGTACGCGGCTCTGGCCGGTGTTGCCGCCGTCATCGCCTACTCCAAGCCTGTTCAGGGCAAACTGAGCACGATGGTGCCCAAGTTTCTGGGTGAGAACGGTGAGATGTCCATGACGGGCATGGCCGTGACGGCCCTGATCGCCGCCATCATTTTCTACTTTGCCCGGCAGTTTCTTTCAGACCGGGTGTGAGACCTGTCGGTGCCATAAGTCGTATAGGGTTTGAAAAGCAGATGGACCATACCCAGTAGGTCTGATGATGTGAGTAAGTTGATAGACGAGAGCCTTGCGCTTGTCGACGGCATCCACCATCCTCCGTCGAGCCACCTCGAACTTCTGGAAACTTTGAATGAGATGGGTGGCGCAAACCACGCACTCGGCATCAAAGGACTTGAGGTCGCAATTCGCAACTGTACACTTTCCGTCAGCAGGTGGCGACTGAGTAGAAGGCGGTGGAGCACGACACATGGGACATGACGTGTTACGGCTATACCATGTGCGTAGGCACGCCCTATGAAACGTATGGTTACAAGTCGTCTTACAAGTTTCACCATTGTCGAGCGAGATATAACAGATGGGGCACTCCATTTTTGATTACTAAATGGTTACGGGTCGCACCCCTGACGGCGTCAGGACACTTTTTCTAGTCTCTGACTTGGTCCCCACAATAACTGCGGACACCCGCAGTCGTGTACAGGCCACTATCTATACAAATCTTCTTTAGTTTCTCAAAATTCTCCCAAAATTTGATAGAGTGATCATACTCGGGCACGGTCATATGGGCCAACTCGTGCATGAGCACATAAAAAGCCGAGTTTACATCGTCTCCATCCAGGCAGATGTAAATTTCGTAACCCTTGTTGACGTTCGAACCTATGACGCCATCCTTCTTCCCATGGAGCCCCGTGATGATGGCCGGTTTCAGTACTGGCTTCCAGAGGGGGTCACCCGTTGCTCGTAGGATATCGAGGATCCTAAAGTACCTGTCCTTCAGTTCAACCAGCATTTCTGGTTCTGAATTAGTTATCAAGACCACTACTAGAGTCAGGAAAATGACGATGACCCACAAGACGGAGGTCCACATCTCTAGCATTTACAAAGACAAATTTTGTATATAAATCCGAAATCAACCCGGTCGGCCTGGGTACCATGGGTTCCCACGCGAGTCGGTTGAAACCCAATTCTTTCAGACGTTCTATAAGAACTTGTCCATCCAGAAGTGGCTCCTCTTTGGCCCCTCCGGCATAGAAGGGACCATCAGTCAGTCGGACCAAAAGTTTTTCATTTTTAATTTGAAATTCATTTCCTAATTTGTCTCTAAAATTACCAGACTCATCGGCCATGGACTCGGCCCGAGCCTTCTCGGGGGTGATGCCGATCAGGAGACCACCTGGTTTAAGGGCCACCTTGATAGCCCGGAGGGATTCTTCAAGGGTCTTTTCATTTTCAAAAATATAGTGGAGCGAAAAGTTGTAGCAGATCACGTCATAGGGTCCTGCAAAGGCTGCTTGGCGGATGTCACCCTGGCCGAGGAACCAGACGTCAAACCCCATCTCGTTCGCACGGCTCTCGGCCTCGGCCAGGGATTCAGCGTCAGGGTCTATGGCCGCCACACGGACGCCACAAGCCTTCCATTTCCACCAGTCGCCACCACGGCCGCACCCACAGTCGAGCACATAGGAATTCGGCATTACCCATTTGTTAATGTGTTTACGTTTGTAATCGTTGTGAACCTTCCTGAGATCCATTTCAACCCCGCGTTTCTAGACTTAAAAGAAAAACGCCTGTTACTTTTATATGGGTTCTCTCGAGCAGGATTACCTGACTGTTCCAGGACAGCTTTTCGCCTGTGTTTCGTTTGTTGGCCCCGACCTGCCCCAGAAGAATGATCAGCTGGGCCTGAAGATCCGTGGCTGCTTCCCGACCCGTGAAGAGGCGGGTCTCCACGCCAAGCGCCTTCAGAAGGATGACGCACTGGTCGACATCTATGTGGTCGATATGTACAAGTGGCTGCTGATCCCCCCGAAGCGCGAGGAGATTGAGGACGTTCACTATCAGAATGAGAAGCTTGAGGAGATTATGGTCAACTACCGCAAGAGTCAGCAGGCTGCCGCTGCCATGTTCGAGAAGCGCAAGCGCGACATGATGGCCAAGCCCATCGAGGGCTCCGAGACGCCATTCATCGAGCCCGGTGATGAGAACAGCAGATACTACACCAAGCCAGACGTGCCACCAATTCCCCACCCTGCGGATCTGCTCGATGACCTGAAGAAGGAGTTTCCAGAGGCGTCTATGGATGAGCTGGTTGCCAAGGCGGATATTCGCGTGGCGGCCGAGGTCCTGAAGCGCAAGGAGGCGGCCGATGCCAAGGCTGTGGAGGACGCCAAGACCAAGGAGCCCATTATCGAGGAGGAGGAGGTGCCTGATGCAGCCTAAAATATTGCCAAGTATTACTAATAATGTTATTTAAACTAATTGCGGTCGTGATAGTGTTGGCCCTCTTGTACCTCGCGTACAAGCGGTTCCCACCAGCACCCGCAAGAATATCTCAAACTGTTGCCGCTCATGACAATCAGTTTGATGTATTCAGAGATATGGAACCAGCCGATCAGACTCGTGAGAATCCTTGGCTGGGTTTTCTTCAGGAGGATGTCCGTGTGAAACGCACGGGTCCTATCGGGGAGTTTGTTGGTAACGATTCAAATTCTGGAAGCGCAATTTTATATACAGTAACCTGATTATGAGTCAAGAACAGGTCTCGTAGAGACCTCTTGCTCCTGCTTTGGCCTTCGGGGTTCACAAGTCCTTAGGACTTGGTCACTTGGCTGAATTAATTACAATAGGCCGCATACTTACAATTAGAACACCGATTACAATGCCGAGAAGGATAAGACCTACTGGATTGGTATTTTTTAGAAACTCAAGTGGATCTTTTGGAGACTCGATATCTCTCTGAAAGATGCGCTGTGGTGGTTCCTGAACCGGCCACTCACTTTCGGACGGCGGTCCGTTTCTTGACTGGGACGGCTGGTCGCTTTTTGACAGGAAGGGCAGGTTTTCCATCGTCGTCACTGTCTGACTCACCACTCTCGCTTTTATCTGGCACAACAAATCCATCTAGATTGCCATCCTCATCGGCATCTTCCTCATCATCCTCCTCTTCGGAAAAGTCATCAGAGTCCTCATCACTCTTGATATCAGACTCGTCCGAGTCGTAATCTTCGGCTGCGTAGTCGTCCTCGACCTGCTCAACGGGCTCGTAACGTACAGGGGGCTTGGAAACGCGCCCGGAGCGCGTGCGCTGTTCAGGTGTCGGCGCGGAGTCGGGGGAAAGGTCCTTCTGATCGGCCATCTGGATAGTCTACGAGTGACTCGTTTAAGTACTTGGGGAAGAAGTGGATGCCCCTGGAAATTGCATTCTCGTTTATTATAAATTCCCCTTCATATCCCAGCTCGTTTGCTATGGCATTGAGATCCTCCTGGTGCTCTGAATCATCTGCACGCCTTATTCCCATCGAAATGTCTCTTATATTTTCCACACAGGCGTAGAGCGACTTGGCCGCCTCGTCAAGTTGGTCCGTCGAAGCCAACCGTTCGAACTCTTGGATGTTGGTCAAAAATCTTTCCCAGCTCTTTGGGTCCAGACCCGAGTACTTGTGAACCTTTTCTTTGTATTTCTTGAAGCGTGCGACCGGGCCCATCGGGAAGAAAATCCATAAGAAAACTACAAGAAGGACTACCCACAATAGCAACATCGTTGAGTTGCTCTACTATTGATGGAGGAAGAATATGTTCCTGACCCCTGAACTCGCGGCAGTCCTCGTCAAAGCACCGCTGTGAAATGCGTCCAGAACGTATAGAAAACCATATATGGTTTGACTTGTGCTCTTTGTGGAGCCTCTCACAGTATTTGGCATCCGTCTGAGCAAACCACCCGTCATGATCGTGTCTCTGGACCTTCTTGATGTGTGTCCTCTCCTGACCCTCCAGGTATTTGCGCACAAAGTCCTCGAGTGGGCCATTATTCTCGAGCACCTCCTCTTGGCGCGGCTCCTCATCTGTACGGACCGCAAAGAGCTCTAGGGTTTCCACGTTTGGCTCCTTGGTAAACTGCGTCCCGTTCAGGTCCCGCCATGGAATGTATGGGTCCCCTGTGGGTTTCTTGTGGGACCATAACATTCTGAGGCCAGACCCCCCATAGACGGAAGCATCGATCACGTGGTCCCAGTCAAAGACAAAGTCTTGAGATAAATTCAAAATTATTTTTGATCTAAAATTAAGAGCCTGGGTCCTGGTGACGATCAGGTCTGGCCAGTGGATATGGACCCCTGATTTTATAAGGCCATCTGCTACAGACCTTGGACGGGCCCTGGCAATGAGGCACCTTGAGCTCGTCCCCAAAGCTTCATGAATTATGGAACAAAATTGAAGAAGATCTTCATCCTTTAGTTTCTCTTGGGCCTTGTAGTCCAGGTCCACAAAGAATTTGAAAAGTTCCGTCTTTTGTTCGACCACATACAATTTTGTTCCTAAATTGATCGTATCCACACAAGCCTGATAAAATTCCCGGGTCTCTTCTGTGGGTACGAACAGGATCCCACCGTCCATGAGGACGTGGGTGGAATGGCCGTTGGGGATCCGCCATTTTTCTATTGACATTATCAATTTAGAGACTAAATTCTCTAAGAGTCTTCATCATCACTATCTGCTAGGAGCCATGACCAAAAGGGACGTGGACCCTTGGACTTTTTAGGGGGTTCCTCGAGGGGCTCTGGAACTTTGGCGATTGTCTCAGCCTGCGGCTGAGACTCGTTTTCAAGCTTTTCAATTTCATAACACAATTTGCGAAGGGACATATCCTGAGCAAGTTGTTTAGGGTCTTCACCCTGACCACGCATGGTGGCCAGGATGGTGGCGAACTCGATTTTGGATCGGGTCATATCTAATAAGTCCGAAGGACTTATTTACGCTTAGCTTTCCGCGGTCCCTAAGTGTACAGTGCAAACATCTTCTCCCAGTCCCCTTTACACGATACGGTATTTAGGACGGTCGTGCCCATGACCATCACAAGAGTCAAAGGGTCGTACCCCCTGAGTGTTATTATATTTCCAATACCTTCTAAAAAACGTCTCCAGAACCATGTGTGACCTATAAAAACCGAACCTATATGGTCTTCGGTATCTTTTCGCAAGTCAAAACCCATAGTTCCATTTATTTCCAAAATGTGGAAATCCTGGCCCTTCATGAAAGACGCGTCATTTTCAAATCTAATATCAAAGCGTCCCATATTGAAATTGGGTATTCCACGTGAAATACCGACAATGACCTTTTCCAGTTCTGGGGTGTTCAAGTCCGCCCGATGCGTACACCCTTCTTCATGAAAGCACCATTTGCGCACCTTCTCATTCCCGTTTTTCTCCACAATAGAAATTATCCTTCCATTTTCATACAAAATTCCAACTTCCCTATCATAACTGGAATATTCCTGAACCATGTAGCTACTCGCGTCTATCTTTTGTAGAATTTCAGTCATTTCATCGACATCTTGAATGACGTGGATACCAAAACCTGTACGGGCGCACGTGACCGGTTTTAAAATTACCGGATACTTGGCGCCGTACACATCCATATCGGCCAACATAACTTCCCGAGGAAGATATTGTTCTGGTACGTTTTCTAAAATAGTGTATTTGTTGGTTCCTAATTTATAAGGGTTCACATTCAAAAAGACTATCCACACAATACCAAAACTAATTAGAAGTGCCGTTACCAGATTAATTTTGAAAATAAATTTGGCCCAAAATGCTCCGGCGAATATAATGAATATAAATACCGTGAAAGTAAGTCTAGGTGCCAATAGGTTTAATAATTTAGAAAAAAGGGCAATGTAGCCCAACATATAATTAGACCCTCAAATTAAATGGAATTTTAGGGTTATTCAGGGACTGTTGGAATTCGGGGTTCCCCAAGACGTGCTGACGTATCATGGGCCAGAGGTTCGGCAATTTTGAAATAGAATCGAGGTTTTCAAATTTACAGTCATCATTCTCGTCATAATTCTTGCGGTAAGGGACGGAGTTGGCGTCCATCTTGGTCTTCTCCTCTGTGAACCTCCTGACTATGTGACGTTGTTCAACAGGGGTCATTTGCATATTAAATACGTAGACGTGATAGTGGTTCAGAACGTCCACTCCATCCTCGACGTCCCTAGGCTCTGGTGTATTGGTCGAAAACTTGAAGTAGGCATAGGAGCCACGCTTCAGGTTTATGATACCACGTGTTTCTTCTTCGAGTTCACGAACCGCACACCGAAGTGGGTTGTAAATCTCGCGTCGGCGACACCCGCCTGTGACAAAAGTCCATTCACGGTATCTTCTGTCGTGCACAATGAGAAAGTGGGGAACTTCATTCACTATGCTGACGGGTATGGCTATTGCTTTGTGCCTCTCGCGAGGGCCTCGGGGACTTGACATCACCCTCTGATATTTCCATATCAAAAAAGTCACGGAGATTTCCCGTACGTGGACTGTAAGTAATCAAAAACACGAGTCCAAAAAGAAGGACCCAGTGCCACAGTTGCATCGAGACCAAGACGTAGTCTTGTGATTGTATATTTTTAAAAAATGACCTAGGCAGCGTACTATATGCAGAAAAAAATCAGTTGGCGTAGAGGAGCGACCCGAGACCGTTCTGGATGCGCAGCACGTTGTAGCCCACGGCATACAGGTACGTGCTCTTGATCAGGGCACCCAGAGTGATGGTCGGGGGCACGACCAGGCGGTACGTGTCCAGACGGGAGAAGTTCAGGGTACCGGTGGGCTGGAGCTTGGAGGTGTCCAGGCAGTAGCTGATGATACCCACATTGGCCGTACCGGCGTCCAGACCATTGGGCAGGTAGCCGAATGGCGTGTTGAAGTACTGGGGCAGATCCACAAAGGCGGGCAGGTGGCGGAACTCACCAACGTCCGTGCCGTTCACCTGGGTCTTGAGCATGTGATCCTTGACCAGAGCCGAGCCGACACCCTTGGTGCCGTAAGCCTGGTGGTAGGCGTTGCTCGTGAATGCCAGGAACTTGACGGGCTGGGCCAGAGCCAGCTCCTGCATCGTCTGGGAGCCCAGAACGATGGTGCGCTGGACCTGGGTGATCAGCAGATCCTGGGGCGTGTTGGCGAAGTAGTCGCGCTCGGCCTGATCCAGGTACGTGAAGTTACACCAGGCAATGTACTGCAGGTTGTTGTAGTTGGCGGCGTTGGCGGCGGCGTTGAAATCCGTTGCGGCCGCCAGGTTGGTCGACCAGGTGATGCGCAGCTCCACGTCATGGAACTGCAGGGCCACCAGGGGCAGGGACACGGACCAATCCTTGTTGAAGAAAAACTTGAGTGGGTAAAAGCCGGAGATGGAGTTGTTGGCGCTCAGGTAGTTGCCAGCATTGCCGATCAGCAGACGCTGGCTGTAATTCTGGGCACCAGTCACTGGCTCGATCTGGGTCGAGTACACGACATCCTGGGTGTCGATGACCTGGCCGCCGATCATTAACTCGATCTTGTCAATGACGTTGGACCAGTTGACGATGGGCACCAGAGAGCCGTTACCGTCACGAGCAGTCAGGTACACGTAGTTCAGCAGGTCACCCTTCTTCTCTAGACGGATGGTGGAGATACCGCCGGCGATGGGGGCGCCCTGGATAACCTGACGCTCCACCGTGCTGGCGTAGTGGGTATAACGCCGGTAGTTGGAGCGGAAAAAGGAAACCTCGGGCTTGCCCGTCAGCCAAGCGTCCTGAGCACCGGTCGCGACAAGTTGAACGATACCACCGCTCATTTTACAATTGGTCTAGATTATTTTAAACGGCAGACAGAGGCGGGAGGGCGATCGGGTTTTTCTCGAGCTGCTGGATGGCCACGTCAAGGCACTTGGACGAGGCCAGGGGGTTGAGCTTGTCCTTCTTCTCCACAAATCTGTAAAACTCTGGACCCAGATAGTTCTGGAACCGAGCACCGTTCATATGCGAAACGGGCACCGGCTTGGACTCTGCGCGGAGGTTGGTCATGGCGCCCACCTGGTTGACTGGATCGTTGCGGACATTCATATTCTGGCCATTCCCTGCGCGATCTGGGTTGGAGCGGTTGTCGCTCACGCGCGTCAGGGCCTTGTCAGTATATGCGCCACAGCCACCTTCGGCATATGGCTGAGCCACGTTGTACTGAGCCGGTCCCATGGAAAGCGTGTCATTGCGCGTCGTCTGCTCGTCACGAATGGTGCTCCGGGCCGTCTTGAGGAACTCGGGGCGGCCCTCGGCGCCGGTGATGGCACCACCCTGCCCCTGACCACGGTTCTGCGTGGGCTTGCGGTACCACGCCTTGGTCTCTTTGGCCTGGTGAGTCACCTCACCAATGCCACCAGCGCCGCCGCTCTTGATAAAGGAATCGGCAGGACCCGTGCGACCCTCGAGCGTCGTGAGGCGCTCCTCGTTGATATTGTTGGGCAGCACACGGAAATACTGGTGGAAGCCACCTGCGGCGTCCACGTTGGCTCCGACGCCCAGACCTGGACCGATGCGGCGGCGCTCAATTGGCTGTAGGTTATTCATTTTATTCGTCACATACTGACGGTTATACAAGTCATAAACGGGCTGACCGAAAGGAAAGCGGTTGGCGTCTGGAGCCACGTCCTGAAGGTTCGGCACCGCCTCCTTTGGCTGGAGACGCCAGTCACCGATACGACGACCGAGATTGGGCGTCATGACGCGCAGATCAAAGGCATCCTTGGAGTGATCACGAGCATTCGCTGCGAGATCAACATCACGACGGGTAATTGGTCGAGTGGTTGGCAGTGGTTTGCGTCCTTGGGGCTCTTCCTGGCCATCCGAGAGACGCTTACCGGCAAACACAAGACCCACGACGGCTGCTAGAGCCAGAGGATCCATATTAGTATTTACGGAGGAATTATTTTACTTCTTTACGTGGTAACGCTGAACGAAGCGATCGTTCTGATCATCTGCGTACGTGCTGATGGGATCCCACGTCATGACGCGCTGTGGGATGGTCACGTAGGAATTGGGGAAATCGTAGCTCTGCTCTGACCAACCCTTCTTCCATGCCGTGGTCGTCTGCTCGCGAAGAGCAGAGCCCGTGTCAGCGAGGTCCTCAAGCACCACGGTCGCCGGGCCCATATGGACGTTGGGCTGGAGAATAATAGGGGCCGCATCAAGACGTGGCATTCTTAATTTTAGTTGCGAAAAAAACCAGGCTTACCGACCATTACCTGCGCGCATCTGCGTGCGCTCTGGGAAATGGAACTGGAAATTGTCTGGATCGCACGCCCGACCGCCCTGATCCTTACACATTGGGGCGAACTGCTTGCCGTAGGCGGCGGTTGCGAAAGCGTTCTGGTCGTTGGGGATGGTGGTTGATGCGGTGGTGTAGAAATTGCGCTCGGCATCACGCACGCGCTCAAACGGGTGGATGGTGCTCCACGCCGCCTGGACGTCACCGCGAACGCTCGGATACCAAGCGGCTGGTGGGCGATCTGGATTCTCCGTGTACTCGCTCAACAACACGTTGCCCATGGGGTTGGTCACGGTCGGGAGCGTCACCTCATCGCGCAAAAGGCTGGGGGAGCGGCCATCACCGTATGCTGGGCGAAGAAGGCCGTCTGAAATGAGGTTGGACGTCCACATGTAATAAAGAACGCCGAAAGCCAGTGCGCCGAGTGCAAAAACACGAGGATCACGGTTAATCAGATAAACTACTATTGTTGCGTAAATAATGAAACGCGTCGTCGCCATGACGCGCTCCTTCGCCGACTGCTTTGCGGTCGGCCAAAAGTCGGTAAGCTCACTGGTTTTGAAAATATCCTTTACGTCCATCTGTTGTTTACTGAGAAATCTTTTTCGTGGGCTTGCGCTTTCCCTTTGGCGTCTGACGAGGGGCTGGACCGCCACCGAGCATCGCGGCAAGTGGGTTAGCCCCACCACCACCGAGCATCTGGGACAACATACTGTTCATACCAGCCATGAGCGAAGCCTCGTCAACCTGACCGTCCGGCTTTTTCTTCATATTTTTCGCACAATTCTCTGCGGCCGCCTCGATCATGCTCAGCGTCTCTGGGGGGAACATGTTGATGGTCGTGCCGAGCATGTACAAAGTCTGGAAATACTGCCAAATAGCCGCCTTGGTCCCTTCGGTACACTCCTCGGTCTTCCAGATCTCGTGAAGATTCAGGTTGGCCACGACCGCGTTGGTATCGCAAAAGAATGCGCCGTCCTTGGCCATCATCTGAGTTGTCCATGGCGAAATGTCCTTCATAAATTTGTCAAAAGATTCGCGATTCGCTGGAGCGGCCTGGGCCTCCTTGATCTTGGGCTCATCGGGGAAGGTCTGCGCGAGTTCACCGAGGAACTGACCCCACATCTCATTGAAAGCAGATAGGGTAGTCATTTACATTTAAAATAGCACTTTTTCCTTAAGTTAAAATGGTTCTCTCATGATCGGCTCGTGGGACCCCTGCCCCTGGCTGACAATAAAGTAAACCAAAAGACCGACCAAGAAAGCATTCTTGAAATACTCCGAGTTTTTCACCTTGCCCTCGTTGTTCATTTTGGCCTTGGCAAACACATATGCCATGACTGCAGCTGCTGCGATGATGGCGGCACTAAAAGGCTCCTTGAAGTAGTGCTCCATCTTACCAGTTTACAACATCTTATTTAATAGATTTACGCGCCCAGCTTCTGAATCTTCACGGGAGCGTCGTCAAACAGCGTCTGTTCTGGAATGTTGGGCTCCGCGGCGGCCGGCGTGGTTCCTGGTACGGACGGAGGCGTGAGGCCGTCAGTCGTCGTGACCATATTGTCTACACCCCCTGGAGTCTTGCCTATTTCCATACCCGCGCCTCCACCGCCACTCGTTCCTGCCGCGTCATCTGAAGTGGGCATGGCGTCCATATCATCCTGAATATCTGGAACATCCTCATCCTGCTCCGGGTCCTCGTCATCATGATCCATGTCCAGATCGCCGCCCGCCGCGGGGAGGGGCAGGTACGTGTTCAGAATCTCGGCCGTCGGCACAAGGTCCTCGATCACTAGGCAGATGTGCTTGTGAAAGCGCTTATGGAGATCCTCGTCGCGCTCAGACTCTGTATGGGGTTCGCTGATGATGTACGGGCTCTCGTACAGGTCCTTGGCGCACGCCTCGTAGCACCGCTGGACAAACACGTCATTGGCTGGGAGCTTGATGCTTATCTTCTTTGACTTTTTGTCGGTTCTAATTGAGCTCAGAATTTTAACATGAATTACAAAGACGGCCGCCAAAAGGTTCGGGAACAGAGGCTGGTTCTTTATGATCGCCTCTGTATTTTTGAGTGAAATTGAAGAGTTCCACGTCTTGACGCCCCGAAGCAGCTCCTGGAAAACCCGCGTGGTGTTCTTGCCCTGGGACTCCTTCTTGGCCTCGAGCCAAATCTCCCAAAAGGCTTCGATCATCACGGGGATCATGGCATCGCAAAGTTTCTTGGTGAATCGGCGCTCGGACTCGTTGAGGAGATCCATACGTCTTTAGTAAGTCCTCAGGACTTATTTGCCACAAAAGCGACGCGGGCCTGCTACACAACTTCGAGCCATTCCGGTCCGCCCATGCGCTGGACACGATAAGGGTCAAATACCTTTTGAATAAGGTCCTCTTTGTACACTGGAGGAGGAGGCATCTCTGGTTCAAATATAGCCGGGTTGGCTGAGAAGTGAGGCCACGAAATCTTATTTTGATGCGCCTCTAGGATGTGAATCGCCGCGGGGTTCTGTGAAAGCGCCAACCAGCAGTCGGCATCAAACAAGTGGAGGTTCTTTTCGATGATGTGAATTGCTGCGGGATTTAGTGCGAGCCATTTCCAATCAATTTTATCAGGGTTGGCCTCTATAAGATCGATTGCAGCTGGGTTTTGACATAGGCAACCCCATAACTCTTTGATACCATACTTTTTTATGATATGAATAGCTCCAGGGTTGGTCATTATATCAGGCCAATTCACATGCTGAATGTTTTTCTCCAACAGCGATACGGCATCTGGCGCGCTATTACGGGACATGGCGGCCAAGTCAATTTTTGAAGGGTTCTGTTTCAAGATGTGCATAGCACTAGGGTTCATATTTAGCCGGTACCAAGCCGCCTTGCTCTTTTTAGCCGAATGTAGGAGATGCATCGCGTTCGGGTTGCACCATATACGAGTCCAGTCGATTTTGGTTGGGTTGGCTTCGAGCATATCAATAGCATTTGGATTGAGTGAAAGGCCTTTCCATGTAAGTTTGCTCGGGTCAATCCAGGACAAAAGGCGCATTTTTACGATGCGATCCAAACACACTTGAACCCCATGCGAGTACAGGACACGTTTTTTGACTCTAATTAACGTAAACCCCTTCGTAATATTTCAGCTCCCCCTCGAGCTGACGAATTCTGTTCAAAAGTTCAACCTCGACCGCCTCTTTGTGAATCAGCCGTCTCTTGAGTCTTTCAATTTCATTCTCAAATTCCTTTGACCGAACCTTGTCATGTTTGTGAACCTGATTATCCTCCCAGGTTTTGTGAAGTTTAGACTTTTTGTGTTGGCGCAGAGATGTTTCATTTTTGTATGAAAATTCAGGGCGGCAAGGGCCTCAACCGCTGGACACGAGAAAGGCGGGGAATAACTTATTGGGTATTATTAAAATGTCTTCTTTTCCTTTGTTCCGTCTCCAGTCCCTGGCCACGCTGCCGAACGTGACCGCCAAGGACTTTCGTAACTATTTTCGCCTGGTCAACAGGACGACTCCCGAGGCGAATGCGTTCAGACGGCGTATGGGCCGGGTCTTGGGCTTCCCGGCGAACGTGACTCCTACGTGGAACGCTATAAGGCTACAGGCTGGTTTCGCGCCTTTTCAGAGTAACTACAACACTTTCACAGCGCGACTTTTAGGAACTGGTGGGCGGGGTCATCGGAACGCACGTGGTGCGACTCGGTGGCCCGGTGGGAATCCGTACACTTATTTCAGTGGACCCGTGGTTCAGCGGCGTCACAACGCGAGCCCATACGCAAGTATATTCAGGGCCGCCCCACAACTCCGCACACGCGCGGGAATGATCGCATTGGGCCTGTCGCTCCCACCCCATAACGCATCCGGTCCTCAGGGTCGCATCCCATTGAACAGAAACATGGCCAAGAAGATCGCCGAACTTGTCCGGATGCTTGAACTCGAAAACCTCCGGCGCTCACCGCGCACCCCAGCCCCGAGGACGCTTCGGGCCCTGCCGGCAGCTCCTGCGCGCACAACGCCGTCCCCTCCTCGGAGACGGAGCGCGAGAACTCGGTCGGCGTCGGTGAAGAAGTGACGGATTAATTTTACTTTTTAATTACTCTCAGCTTCTGCGCCGTCTTTTGAAGGTTCACGAGACTGGGTAAAAATATACCAGGGTCGGATGTCTCGGCGTCAGTATCCTCTTCTGGGTGTGTATGGCGCCACGTCACCTTGATGTCTAGGGGACCCACAAGTTCTACTTTGTAGCCGAGGCGCCCCAACTGCCGTGACATATAGACGACCGTAGCCGCCAGGTCATACTTGGGGTACCCGACCAGAAACGTGGGGACGGTCAGGATGGCCTCCTTTCTACCCAGCTCGACAGAATGTTTAATTTTCCTAGAAAATTGCTCAAGCAAAGCCTTGTAGTATTCCTTCTTGGCGGCGGCTCTCTTCTTTTCGGCCGCCAAGATATCCTTGGCCGAAGCAATTTCCATCTATAATTCCCATCTAATAAGATGGAGACGGCCCTGGCGCGGGCGACCCGCTCGCCAGTTCACGGGGTGTGCCAATAAGACCGCCGGGCGTGCCCTTGTTGGCCTTGAGGGCATCTCTCAGCTGCTGATCGAGATTAGACTCGATAATGTCGTAGGACTGGTACTTGTCGGGCTTGTAGCCTGGGTTGGCGGAGTCGCCGACGACGGCCGTCTCGGTCTGGTTCAGAATCTGAACGTCGCCACCGGAACCGACACTCGCGCTAACGTCATATTGGGTACCATAGTACCCGTCCGTGTTGAAGAACATGAAGCGGGCATCATAAACGTTGCCACCCCGGCTCTTTATGTAGAGGGTTTCCAGGGGGTACGTCATGGGGAGGCGCTTCTGGACCTGTTCGATGATGACCTGCGTCACGTCAGGGGACACGGGCGCATCACTTGGACCGGCCGGGGATGGGCTCCCCTCGGCGGAGTAGCCAGCCCCCTGACGGCTATTCCAAATTAGAAAAAGAATTAACGCGACCAGCAACAGTATGATCAGGTCCTTCATTACCATTTGCTGCGAAAAAAGATTGATTGAAAAAAACTTGGCAAATTTAAATGGCCTTGCTGGTCTACTCTGACAAATGCAAATGGTCTCAAGATATTCTAATTTACATCAAGACACAGCCGGCCCTCCTTGAGATTGTTCGATTTTGGAACATAAATGATCAGGGGATACCTTCAAAGAAAATAACACGCGTCCCGACCCTCGTCACAAACGATGGTAAAATGCTGGTCGGCAAAGAGGTTCAGGTGTGGCTCGAGTCCATGGTGCCATGTGACTTTGAGTCGTGGGACGCGGGTCAAGGGGCCAACCTTGACGGTACAGACAACCCAGATATGTTTGAAATTGAACGGTACGGGGAGTCCCTGCAGCCCCGCCTGACGCCCGAACTCGAGGCTAGAATAGGAACGGACGTCCAGGACGCGTACCAAAAAGTTGGACAGCGCTAACTTAGAGAATTGTAAACCTTTGAAAACAAGAATGCACCTGAAGACGATACAGGCTTCCGCCCTAAAGTCGGTCTTCGAGGTGCTCAAGGACATCATCAACGACGTCAATGTGTATTTCACCGCCAATGGAATCCACATTTTGACCCTGGATACTGCGCGTGTTACGCTCGTACATATGAACTTGTCGGCCGATAACTTTGAAGAGTACGAGTGCCCTAGTGACGTGGTTGCCGGCCTCAACATGGCCAACGTGTACAAGCTGCTCAAGAGCGTGTCTGGTCAGGACACGCTTGATATCAACATCGTGGGCCGTGACTACATGGACCTTCTGATCGAGAACCCAGTCAAGAAATCTGCAACCAAATTCCGTCTGAAATTGCTGGACATTAACGAGGACATCATCGAGTTCCCGGACATTCACATGAATGTCGTGACCACTTTGCCCTCCGTGGACTTTCAACGCATCACGCGTGATATGGGTAACTTGGCGGTAGAGATGGACATCGTGCGGGACGGTACGTCACTTATCTTGAGCTGTAAGGGTGACTTTGCGGACCAGATGACGAGCATCGAGTTCCCTGACCCCCCGGTCAAGCGCACGGGCAACACCTTCAGCCTCAAGTACATCAACCTGTTCACAAAGGCGACCAATATGTGCTCGAGCGTCCAGCTCATGCAGGACTCTGAGAATGAAAATATGCCAATTATCTTCAGGTATACAATTGCTAATTTAGGTGATTTGAAGTTCTATTTAGCTCCAAAAATTGATCCTTAAAAATTAAAGTAGATTATCACAGATGGAAGCTAGGTTTAACACAAGAATACAGGAGTGTAGGTCCCAAGATGAAATGGCCGAGTACCTGTTGGACTGCGTTCATATAATAAAGGACTATACGACCGAAGCTACCGAAGAGGTGAGTACTAAGCAGTTGCTTAATCTGAAGGTGTCGAGTCGCAAGGGTGTTCAGAGGCAGGACATTTACAAGCGGTACATGACCGAGGTTGAAGGGCAGTTTGACACGTGTCCAAAAGGTCAAGAGGACCACCTGAAGCCATGTAAGGGCTGTGGGGCCATGTACACGCGCGTGTTTGATGACGTGTTGAGTGAGGAGGCCTGTTCGCAGTGCGGGACCATAGAGTACATTCTTGGAAACGAATTGGGGTTCAAGGAGGAACAGGAGATGGAGAAGAACGTCGTGTACTCGTACAAACGCGAGAACCACTTTAACGAGTGGATCAGTCAGTTTCAGGCCAAGGAGTCAACGAGTGTACCTGAAATTGTCGTTGACCAGCTTCGGTCAGAGTTCAAAAAGCAAAAGATAAAGGACCTATCAGAGATTACTCACGAAAAGGTCAAGACTTTGTTAAAGAAGCTGAATTGGGCCAAGTACTACGAACACGTGCCCTATATATCGACTATTCTAAACGGCATCCAGCCACCCACAATGCCTCAGGCGCTCGAGGATAAGCTCAGGCTTATGTTCCACAAGATACAGGCTCCTTTTGAGAAACATAAACCAGCTAATAGAAAGAATTTTTTGAGTTATTCATATGTTTTATATAAGATGTGTGAGTTGCTAGGGGAGGACGATTACTTGCCCTGTTTTCCGCTGCTCAAGAGTCGGGAGAAGCTATACGTGCAGGACCAAATATGGGAGAAAATGTGTAATGAATTACAGTGGGAGTTTATTAAGACAAATTAGAGGCTTTCAAGACCGAGGAGTCACGAACTTGACGTTCATAATGTCGCGACGGTAGACGTATCTACGGTTGAGAGGGTCTTTAAATACGACATCAGACCCCTTCATTCTCAGGATCGTACGCCATGGCACGGGGTTATTTTGGGGGTTTGGTTTCCTTCTGTGGACGGCCGCCATACTTCCGATCGTATTCTTCTTGTAAAATGAACGCGTACTACGCATCGCACCATTTTTCTGCAGACGCTTTTTGATGACCATGACCGCCTCGTTACCCGGTTTGAAATTATAGAGATTCACGGGGTCTTGGGCGTTCGCAGGGAGCTTGATATTGACCACATTTTGGTGAATCGTGTGGGGTCTCATCGCGAGCCATTTCTTCACAGCGTTAGATGCCTTGGAGTAATTTGGGGCTGCCGTCGGTTCATGTGCAGCGCTGTTGTTGTTCGAGTTTGATTGTGGAATGGGTTGGAACGAGGTGGAAGATGGGTCCACTGCCCATGTCCTGTTGTAATTGCGTACGAGTCTACGAAATACGCTTCTGGAGTTGTGTCTTTGTGTAGGCGTCACGTTTTGGTGGTGGTACAGATTCATTGCGCGGTTGAACGCAAGTTGCTGACTAAGTTGACTCCACTGGGGGTGACCGAGCATGCTCTCAAGCATAGCAGCGAGATTAGCCGACGTTTCGCCCGAGTAGTAATTTCGACGATTGATCGGGTGTGGCATCTTTTATTATTTGTAAATGATATTTATTTCTAGCAGTCAATCTGGTCCAGGGGCGGCGGGGCGGGTTTTTCCCGAATTATGGTTTCAAATTCGAGAGCCCCCTTCTTGTCTGGGAAGTTGATGAGGAAACCCTCTTGTAGATCGAGGAGCTTGAGGTAATTTTGGGTCTGAATTCGGTAAGTCTCGTTGAGCTTACTTACCGACTTGAGCTCTATGACCGCCTTGCGGTCCACGATGAGGTCGGCTCTGACGTGGCCGACGTTTAGACCCGCATAGTACACAGGGACTATCCGCTCGGTCTCATAGTAGATTCCTTGGGATCTCAGAGCCACCTCAAAGGCGCAGTGGTACACGGACTCACTGTAGCCCGGCCCGAGGGACGCCCAGATGTCCTCGGCCATGGACCGGAGGGCCTGCTCCATGAATTTTGAATTAAAATTAGTTTTAAGTAGGGATGTTCTGGATAGGACACTTGGCCACCACAAGGTTGTACTTTGGCCCTTTACAGCTGGAGGATGCCTTTTGGGCGATAGCCCCTGACCTACCCATGGCACTTTTTTTGTCACCCGGGGGGGCCTTTGTGGACCCAAACACGCCTTGGCGGGTGATAAAAAACTGGTCGTCATATACATATTTTTACAAGTTACCCCACTCTTTATGGTTTCTAATTTTGATCCAAAATTCAAAGTTTAGAAAAATTTATGCTTTCCATATCCTCATGGACTTGTTGAGTCACACGGGTGAGTGGTCCATAGAGCCTTTTTTCCCTATGGGTCCGGCTATCCACGGTATTTGGGATCCGGTTGAGTGGGTCTAGTTCTTGAATTGTTTCAGTAAATTGTTCAGGGCCCTGTTTACGCTTTTGCTGTTCGGACTCTTTGAAGGGCTGCGACGCTGAGGCGGGCTCGTTCGCTGCGCAGCTGCGCGCCGATTATTCTTTTGACGCATAAGATTTCCTAAAGCGGGTATCACCGACCCTGTGCCGTTGGTGGGCAACCCGAAGGCTGTAGCCATCCGCCGCGCCTCGGCCATGTTTCCAGCCTGTGAAACTATGTTTCGAACTCTCGTTCTAGTGGCGATTGGCAAACGGTTGATGGCTTGACTGGGGCCTCCCGCGGCTCCGCCATTATTGGTACGTTGTGGGCTCGGAGTCTTCTGATTCTTACGAGGAGAAGCCCTATTGGGAGCCTGAATGGCGCGTCGGGGACTTGGGGGTTTGGCGCGCGTGTTGGGCGGACTACTCTGTCGCTTGGCGTTTGGACTCTGTTTCAAGGCTGCGCTCGCCGCTGCGCCAGCTGCTGCGATGGCCGCTACAGGACCTGCTGCCGCTGCACCTGCTGCCGCTGCCACTGGTCCGAGAAGTAGCCGTTGAGCCTGACGATTCAGGTTAGCTCTAACCTTTTGGGCGTTAGCAATCCGCCCCTCGGCTATCAACAACATCTGCATCGCTGCATCCGCTATGAACAATGCCTGATCTGGAGGGAACATTTCGTTTGATAAAGCCAACATTGCTCCACTCACCTCCTGTTGATTCTGCATCTGCTCGCGAATTATGTTACCGAGCTTGGCTATATCAGATTCAAGCTCCTTTTTGTTTTCAGTGGAAAGAGATCTGTTTGTAAAACGTCTATTAGTCATTTGCACTAAAGTCTTGTTCAACTCAACCACTCCATCGCCAATAGACTTGAGAGTTTCGGTACTAACAGCCGTGACCGCAGATCGGATGTTTGCAGCGCCCTGCGCTTGCCCCATGAGGGCCCCGACAGGTTTCCGCATATTGGTAATAAGCCGATGTTGTAAAAGTTCAGCATATTTTCTAATCAAAAAATTTACAATCATACGCACTAAAGAAAATATTAACCATGCTTGAATAACATAACATAACACAAGTATCACATTCGCGCCCGCACCAGGAATTTTAGCGAGTGTATCCAAGAAGTCCACGATGCGGCTAGGCAAACCCATCGTAAGATTAAAAACTCTACCTGCCATACCCCCTGGTCGCCACGAGGCCGCATTTTGTACAGTTGTCCATAGACTCGCCAGACGGCCAGCGGCGGGCGCAGCCATCCCAGAACCCTGTGCAATGCCCTGTACTTGGGCAGGAGTTGCATTTGCCGCGCCTCTCAGTATCGCGGCACAAGTCGTTCTAGGCAACCCCGTTACCATCACACCGTATGTCAAGATCCTGTTCACGAGTGCTTGTGGTGGGCGCATCCCACGACCGCGATTAAAAGCCCGTGCTCTTGGCGAACCAGGCGATCGTCGCTTCGGACTGGGCGACATTTATTATAAACCAACATTTTTGTGTCTCCGTCTCCGACGTTCAAACTCCTTATTGGGACGGGCCGCCTGTCGGACACGAGCCATTGACTCATTGTTCTGCGCGGACGAACCATTACGCGAACTCCGACCAAAGTCGATAATCTTGACGTTCTTGACGCGGCCATTCTTGTTGAGAACAAGTGCTATGTTTCCCCAGTGAAGGTCGCCGTGGATGATCCCTGCACGACGCATCGCGTTGTACTGGGCTCTGATCATTTCATAATTTGATTGTGAAATTGCCCCGTACTTGTTGCGGTACGTTGTTAGGTTAACGTACGTCTCACCGTTCCCCGAGCCAAGGCGATTCATGATGATGGCACCCATTCCATTCACCGTCTGGAAATTGTGGACCATGGGTGCGACGCCCAAGCGGCTCAAATTTCTCTGGATGTTCACTTCCCGTCTCGCAAGATTGACATTGGGCACGAGTTTGACGATGTATCTGGGATCAGAAAGGGTGAATACCGCACCATTCACACTGTTTGAACCCATTTGTCGCCCTATGGCCCCGAAGTTTCTGAGCGCGAGACCCCGTGCGTTCAGGTTACTCCGGGACCATACAGGCCGCGCGGCTGTTAGTGCTAACATCACAGTTAGCCAACGCGCGAATCTCGACATTTATATTTACTTATAAATTTACTTGCGCCCGAACGACTTGGCGTACTTGCTGCGGATCCACATGGCATCCTGCTTGTAGATGCGGGACGCACGGGGCAGGGTCCGCTTGGTCAGGGTGCTGATGGCGATCAGGCGGCGCATGACCGACAGGGGCTTCTCACCCTTGCTGATGCCCTTGCTGAGTGCCTTGTGGCGGTTGGTCTTCGCCTCGACTGGGTGGTAGCCGTACTTGGTCAGCATACCGCCCTTGAGCTTACCGATAACCTTGGTGCTCTTGCCGGCCGCACCAACGTCCTTGGCGGGAACGGCCGCCACGCGGCTCACACCCGCCTTGCGGACGTAAGAGTACCGGGTGCCGTCACGGCGGGTCACGCGAACAACGCGGCGAGTGACGCGGCGAACATGGCTGGAACGCAGGGCCGACTTCATTTATCCTTTATCAAGAAAAATTAGTGGCGTGTCCCTTCATAAACATCCGAAGCTTCCCATCATTTGACGCACCAAAGTCGAACACGTCACTATCGGTCACATCTATATCCAGTGTTGGGACTTCATACACGGCTCTTAATTTTATTGTAGAATTGAGAATACTGAGGGCATAGGACTTCATGTCCACGACTGGGGTTGGACGTGATAAAGCAATCTTCATTGCGAGCACGTCACTGTTCCGCCCCAAAAAAGGTCCGGAGGGCGTTGACTCGGCCGCACCGCCATCGATATATTTCCACTCTCCAATTTTTACAGTTGAAAATAGAAAAGGAATTGCGATGGTCGCACTGACGGCGTCGAGCACACTCAATTTAGGAGTGGAATTCACAGAAAAATAGTCGGTCTTCATCAAGTCCACGCAGTAAGCGGACACGTGGAACTTGATGGGGTGCCACGCGTACAATTCTTCAAACGTGACGTCAGGTTTCCCTATGAACTTGGTACACGCCTCGGACAGGACCTTGCGAATTTTGTTCGGAGATACGAGGCCATAACTCTTCATGAAATTTTTCAAATTCGGTTTCATAAGCTGTTTCACGGGTACGTCGAGAGCGTAGTCGAGAACCTTGGGAAGATCCCCTTTCGTCGCGAGAAACAGAAAGGCCAATAGGCCACCGGCCGACGCCCCCGAGATTTCCTCAAGATCATCAAGCCGGCCTTCTTGTTTTAGTTTTGATAGAATACCTAAATAAAGGAAGAAGCCCATCGCTCCTGGTCCAATGGCGAGACACCGGACCATCCTATGATTTTAATTTAATAATACTGGGGGTACTGGCCGCGCAGGAAGGCGAACAGCAGAGCGAACACCAGGGTGTGGGCACCCACGGCCATTGGCGAGGACTGGCCGGAGCGGAACAGACCGCCGTTCTTGGGTGGGATCGTCAGCAGCAGACCTGGGGTCAGCAGCACGAACAGCAGCGCTGGCACGAACAGGTCAGCCTTGGTCAGGCTGATCTTCAGCACAAACTTGGCAATAGCCCAGTAGACCAGGGACAGAACCAGCGCGTGGAACACGGCCTGGACCAGCAGACCGGCGCCGGATGGCAGGGCCAGCAGCATGCCTGGGCTCAGCACGGCGAACAGCACAGCTGGCAGGAGAACCTTGGGACCAGTAACGTCGAACATCTTTACAAATACGCAACATATTTTTCGGCCCATCCGAAAAAGTTCTCAGCCTGAACACGTTCTGAGATTACCGGGAGGTTGCCGATGAGGTTCCAGATGTCCAGATGGGACTTGGCCGACTCCTGTGCCTGGAACCACTGAACGCGCCCAAGTACGAGATCGCAAAAGTCCGGGAATTTTGCAGTCAAATTCATATACTTGGACTCGGCGTATTCACGGATCTTCATCCAACCATCGAGGAGTTCCTGGGAGTACATGTCCTGCCAGTCTTCTGGATGGAGTTCGGGATCGAACTCGTCCGACCCATCAGAGTCGTATGCGAGGTCGTAATTGTACGCATCACGTGAGTACTCATCGTTGATACCCATTTTGTTCTTGAATTATAAGTGACCCAAGACTCTAAGCCTCGAGGAGAGCCTTCAGACCCGTCACCATGACACCGTCCGTCTCCTTGACGGGTGCGGCATCGAGGATGGCCTGGAATGCCCCTTCGACCTGAGCCTCATTTCCACCAAAAAACGTGCCCAGACCCTTCTTTATGACGTCCTTCGTCAGAGAACCCTTGACCTTTTTTGTTTTAAAATTGACCTTCACCTTGTCCTGAACCTTCACGGTGTCAATCTCGTGCTGCTTCATATGCTGAGTCACAAACTTGCGAAGATCCTTCTCACGGTTGTTTAAAACGCTGAGATCTTTGCGAGCTGCGGCCAATTGGGTCTTTAGAGTGACCCACTCGGTCATGGCTGCTTTAAAGTCCATATTTAGTAACTACGCAGTAGTTATTTGTGCGTAGCTAACGCAATTTACTGGTACTCGGGGCTAATTTCGAACTTGGGGCGCATGGTGTCTGGGGGAATCGTGCTGAGGTTGAAGATGCTGACTGGGGTGCGGGGGTTGATTGGCTCGGAGCGGAACTGCTGGTTGGCGTTGCGCAGAACGCCGCCGACCGTCTCGGGGTAGCCAATCTGGCTGCGTGGGTCCAGGTAGTTCTGGCCCGACAGAATCTTGTCTGGGCTGAACTGGCCAAAGTCCTCCGTCTGAACCACCTCGCGGGGGATCAGGCTGGCGGACGACACGTCACCACCATAGGCGGTGGCGGGCACGGCACCGCCAGAGATTTCACGCTGGTAACCGGCGCTCGTCGAGCTCGCCGGGGTGTTGCTCAGTGGGAAGCCGGACAGGGCGGCGCCAGAGAAACCGCTGGACTTGGGGGCGAACAGCAGGAAAAGAATGACTACGGCCAGGAGCAGAATTGCCAGTCCCTTGCGATCCATATTATTAATAGTTACCGATAATTTTTTTGGGCTGGGACTTTAGTCCAGATAGTCGGCCGGGTCATCCTCCTGCTCGGCCGGGTCATCCGAGAAAAGATACTCCTTGGGGAGCTCGGAGGTCTTGGGTGATGAACGGACGCGCACCTGGAGAATACGCCAGATGGGACCGAACGACTTTTTCAGGAACCACAGACCGGACAGCTCGAGCACCACATCACATGACGTCTCGGGCTGGATATCCTGAAGCTCGACTGGATTCTTGCGGGTGTCGAATGCGAGGGTCACCACCTGACCCTTCACTGTGGTAAGGGACGCACCGAGCACACCGTCAGTCACGCTCTCCTGCCATGCGTTCTGGATGGTCTCATCGCTCAGCTCCTTGCCGAACCACTCCTGCTTTGACAACTTGGCCTGGGCCAAGATCTGCTCATCAATTACGGAGAAAAGATTGGAATCAGTCTTGAAATTCACAGACTTGGTCGCCAGCGAGTCCTGTAGAACCATACCATTGACCTGATGGCGAGCACCGGAAATCTTCAGAAAGTAGCGGCCATCTGGAAGCTTCTGGGGTGTTGCGTACTCCATTATACCATAAACTAATTTCTTCTTTAACAGTAGATGACTACGTGTAGTTCCGACCTTATCACGAAGGGGTGCCAGTGCCTGTCCAACCCCATTGACCCTGGGTCCCAGGTGTGCGCTTATATAAACCGTCAGAACGGCCTGGTGTCTCCTTGTGATGAAGGGTGCTGTGTGCCAAAGTGTACCATCAACCGGAACCTGCCAGGTGTTCTTCAATTTCAAAATGAATTTCGAGCGTCAACCGGAACGGCCCTTCCTCCTGGGTTCGGGGTCAACCTTGCCACGAGTGACGAGCCAACCAGGAATAAGGAGGAGACGATATATGTGGAGCCTGACGTGCGGTACCAGACGGTATGGGAGCGAATGATAATCCCGCTTTTGATGTTGGTTATCGTGTTTTTGGCCGTCGCCTCCCTGGCTTAAAGGTGACCCTCGTGTGTAGAGTAGAAATGGCCACCACTACCCCAGTCACCCTCGAGCTGCTTGCCAAGGAGCTGAAGGCGCTGCGCAAGGATGTGCGCAAGATCCGTCAGCACTTTGAGGACCCCACCGGTGAGAAGCAGGCTGCTCGTTCCCAGAACAACGGCTTCAACAAGCCCCTGAACGTGACCGACAAGCTGCGTGCCTTCCTGGGTCTGGCGGCTGATGAGAAGATCTCTCGCTCCCAGGTTACTGCCCGTATTAACACCTACGTGACCGAGAAGGGCCTGAAGGCGGGCCAGAACATCTCCCTGGATGCGACCCTGCAGGACCTGCTGCAGCCACCGGCGGGCACCCAGGTGACCTTCCTGAACATCCAGAAGTTCATCAACCCCCACTACATCAAGGAGGTGACGGAGAAGAAGCCCCGTGAGAAGAAGCCCAAGGCCGAGCCAGTGGAGGGTGCGGCCGAGGCCCCAAAGGAGAAGAAGGTTCGCCCAAAGGTTGCGAAGGCCTCTGCTTGATCACAAGTACTTTCGGACTTGGTCTCGGCTGGCTTAAAAGTATGAGTGTAATGTAATACAAAACAAATGGAGTCTCCTCCAACTTTGTCGCGTGATAAGCTAAATTCCCTTGTTGGGACAAAAATCAACAATATTGAACTGTATCAACGGGCTTTCACTCACAAAAGCGCGTTGAAGCGGTACTCTGGTCTGACTGGTTCATATGAAACTCTAGAATTCATGGGTGATTCTGTTCTTGGATTCATCATTACACGTTATTTGATTACAAGGTTTCCCGAGGAACAGGAGGGGTTCCTGACCAAGGCCCGGACGAAGATGGTCCGGGGCAAGACTCTGTGCGAAATATCCAAGGTGCTGGGTCTTGACAAGTTGATCCTTATGGATGAAAAGGGGGAGCGCAACGGATGGAACACCAATGAGCACATCATGGAGGATGTCTTTGAGGCTCTTATAGGCGCCATCTACCTCGATCTCGGTATGGTTCACGCCAAACAGTTTATCTTTGCGGCTTTTGATCAGATGGAGGTGTCCCTGAAGGACGATAACTGGAAGGACCAGTTGATGCGTTGGTGCCAGGCTCTCAAGTACCCCCTGCCTGAGTACCGCGTGGATGGCCAAGCGAACGGTCAGTTTTTCATCACGGTCATAGTTGACGGTATGGAATGTGGGGCGGGTTTCGCACTTACAAAGAAACAGGCTGAACAAAACGCCGCTGAAATTGTACTTAAGACGGATCCTCGATTCAAGAGTAAGAATGGAGGACCCCCAAAACGTGAGGGACGTGGTGGCGAGGGCCAAGGAGCTCCTTGCGGCTGAATATGCAGAACAAAGATCTGAAGAATGGTTAGCGCTCCGTGACCAAATGATCACTGCAAGTGACGTGGCAAGTGCGATAGGTGAGAGCCGCTACGAGTCTCCCGATGCGTTTGTGAAGAAAAAGGTGCTCAAGACCAAGTGGGCCGGAAACGCCGCGACCGCCCATGGCACCGCACTCGAGCCTCTGGTTCGCGACCTCTATGATCAGCGCACCGGCCGCAAGTCGCACGAAATTGGTCTGGTCCAGCACCGTGACTATCCTTGGCTCGGGGCTTCACCTGATGGCGTCACGGAAGATGGGCTCTTGATCGAGATAAAGTGCCCATTGACGCGTAAGATAGAGGCAAAGGTGCCCAAGCACTATCTGCCTCAAGTACAACTTCAATTGGAAATTACGGACCTGGAAGAGTGTGATTTTATCCAGTACCGACCGGCCCAGATCGAGGACGGCGTTCCTCGATCCCCTGAAGAGTACGTGGTCGTCCGCGTCAAGCGCGACAGGGCGTGGTTCGCCAAACACCTTCCAGCCATGAAGGCGGCATGGGACCGTATAGTCAAAGGACGGGAACATGGACTATGTGAACTGGTGGACGAGCCGCCGACGCAGTTTAAGAATGAATTTGCTTGTGAAATAGAAGATGACGTGCAGTCACAAGAACCGGTTTCTCAAGTGCCGTGAGTGCGCGGGGGACTTTTGTGCCAAGTGCATTCAGCTCGAGGTTCATATGTGCCCCAAGCTGGATGAACGGTCTAAAATTGAAAAAGAGAATTTATCAAAGAAATTAGTCAAAGTGGTGGCCCCGAAGGTTTCTACTTTTTGATGCGTGAAAACAGATACACTACCAATGCAATAAGCGCGAGCCAAATGAGCAAGTCCTGCCCCTTAAAGACTCCCGCCGTCCACGTGTCATCACTGGCACGGTGGCCACCCATCCAGCTCCATGGCTGCCCTGGACGCATCCACGAAACTGTACCGTCTGGAAACTCGTTCTTGCGTGCTGGGAAACCACGGAAAGGTGCGGGGCTCGACTCGGCCGTCTTTAAGTACATAGGGCCCGACAGATTCATGTTGGGGTCGGCAGATCCCGCAAGAGAGTCGGTGTAGACGGTCGGTTCCTCGCTAATTTCTGTCGTGTACGAACCGTCATTGGTAATCATGCTCGGGAACCCATCGGAGTAAACACCGAAGGTTCCGGACCACGTGTACGGGTTGAAGCGGTTGATGCTCAGGTCATCACATGCCATAGCGGCCGTAGCCATCTTAACATACGCTTACATTATTTTTAGTTCCTGCGTAGACTTTCGTCTGGACCTTCTGACGGTGAAGTTCCCACATAGTATCCATATCAACATTCAACATATGGGCCAACTGAAAGAGGTAACTGAACACGTCACCCATTTCCATCATGACGTCAGTCCCCCGATCCTTCTTGAGCCCCGTTTTCTTGTATATCCTTTGGTTCTGGCGAATACTAGAAGCCAACTCACCCATCTCTTCGTTTAGTAGCATCCATACGATACTTACTGGGGCTTTGTCCCAGCCCTTCATTTTACACATCTCGGCAGTTTCATCGCGAAACTTATTCATTAAGAATAAAACACGCCACCTCTCTAAGCTTTGTTGAGCCGGCCTATGAAGCGGCGCAGTTTGAACACGATCAGCAGAGCCACGAGGAGCATAGTCAGCTCGGCACCCATCTTCCAGTTTTCAACCAGGTTCTGATCACGTGACCGTTTCTGGGCCCACGGCTCGACGACCGCGTTACTGAAGAGGCGGATCGCCCGGTCGATGGCGAAGAAAATGAAAAAGCCGATCAGGATGTCGTCAAGGGCTCTCATTTAGAATGCAATCTTGCTGTTGTATGGCATTTTATTTCCGTATGTGCTCGTGCTAACGGGAGCTGCGAGTGGAACGGGGTTTGAAGAGATGTCGCGCAGGTACACGAGCTGCTGGAGGACGCCAGTGGAAACGGTGGCCGTCGCCTCCTTGGCGACTTGGGCGTTCATGGCCGCCACCTGACCTCTCACGTCACTATACGGGTCACGGGCCATGTTCGTGTAGACGCGCTTCATGAGTGCCTGCAGGTCGGCGTCGTTCTGGCGCTCGATCTTCACACCGGTTTTGGCCTGGACGGAGTCTATGATCGCACTGTGAATCTGCTCACGGTTGAATTCGGAAAAGAAGGCATCCGTGAGAGGCGTGGGGAGCAGACGGGTGCTCATTTGATTTATACGGGGATAAAAAAAGCCGACGCTTATTACACAATGAAGGTCGTCAAGAGGTCGGGAGATGTGGTCGAGATGCTCTTCGATAAGGTGACAAAACGAATTTCAAAACTAAATCAGGCTCCGGAGTTCGAGCCCCTGAACGTCCAGCCGGACAAGGTGGCCCAGAAGGTTTTCCAGAGCATGTACGACGGCATTTCAACATCGGAAATTGACAACCTGACGGCCGAGGTGGCTGTGGCGATGATCACAGAGCACCCTGACTACGAGACCCTCGCTATGCGTGTGACCGTCTCTAATTTACAGAAGAATTGCCCAAAGACTTTTAGCGTCAATGGTCGCTCTACACACCAAGGGGGTGGTGTCTGATGCGTTTATGAAATGCGTAGCCCTGGAACTAGACGGTGTGATCCAGCCAAGCCGCGACTACGATTTTGGATACTTTGGTATCAAGACGCTCCAGAAGGGCTATCTGAACGTGGGCGAGACGCCCCAGTATCTTTTCATGCGCGTTGCGGTCGGCATCCACGGTGACGACCTGCCGCGCGTCAAGGAGACCTATAACCACATGTCCCTCAAGCGCTTTACACACGCGACGCCGACCCTCTTCAACGCCGGTACAAACCACCCACAGCTTTCGAGCTGTTTCCTAGTGGGCATGAAGGATGACAGCATCGAGGGTATCTACGAGACACTCAAGGAGTGTGCGCACATTTCCAAGTGGTCTGGTGGCATCGGCATCCACTGTTCGAACATCCGTGCGTCCGGTACGGCCATCAAGGGCACAAACGGAGTGGCTGACGGCATCGTGCCTATGCTCCGCGTCTTCAACAATACCGCCCGGTACGTTAACCAGGGTGGCGGGAAGCGCAAGGGCTCTTTCGCCATCTACCTGGAGCCGTGGCACGCAGACGTGATGGAGTTTCTGGAGCTGCGCCTCAACCAGGGTGACGAGGAGATGCGGTGCCGCGACCTCTTCACGGCCATGTGGGTCCCGGACCTCTTCATGGAAAAGGTGGAGAAGGACGAGGACTGGCACCTCATGTGCCCTCACGAGTGCCCTGGTCTGCCTGACGTGTACGGTGAGGAGTTTAACGAGTTGTACCGGACATACGTGGCTCAGGGTCGGTACAAGGAGGTTGTCAAGGCTCGGCAGGTTTGGGACGCCATCCTGAAGAGTCAGGTCGAGACTGGCACCCCGTATATGTGCTACAAGGATGCGGCCAACGCCAAGTCGAACCAGAAGAATATCGGGACAATCAAGTCCTCCAATTTGTGTACAGAAATCATGGAGGTATCTGGACCTGAAGAGACGGCTGTATGTAATTTGGCGTCCATTTGCCTTCCGTCCTTCGTAAAGAGCGCGTCTTACGGAGCCGCTGACGGGTCTTCAGGGACCAACACCTACTTTGACTTTGGGGAGCTTCACGATGTGACGCGCGTCATCACCCGTAACCTGAACCGTGTCATCGACAAGAACTTCTACCCGACCGAGGCGGCCCGCAAGTCGAACATTCGTCACCGCCCCATCGGTATCGGGGTTCAGGGGATGGCTGACGTGTTTCAGATGCTTGGGTTGGCTTTCGACGAGCCCAAGGCGCGAAAGCTCAACACGGGGATCTTCGAGGCCATCTATCACGCGGCTCTGACCGAGTCGTGTGAGTTGGCCAAGGAGGAGGGACCGTATGAAACCTTCAAGGGGTCACCGGCATCAGAGGGCATTCTTCAACAGGATATGTGGGGGAAAGAAACTAATGAATTTTGGAATGAAATTAGGGAAAAGATCAAGACCCATGGTCTCCGCAACTCGCTGTTAGTGGCCCCCATGCCCACCGCCTCGACCGCCCAGATCATGGGCAACAACGAGGCGTTCGAGCCGTACACGACAAACATCTACCTGCGCCGGACCCTGGCGGGTGAGTTTGTGATGGTCAACAAGCACCTGATCAAGGACCTACAGAAGCTGAACCTTTGGAACCCCCAAATTAAGAATGAAATTATTCGCAACGGTGGGTCGATCAGTCAGGTTGAGGGCATCCCCTTGAACCTCAAGCACATTTACCGGACCATCTGGGAGATCCCGCAGAAGTCCATAATCGATATGGCGGCTGATAGGGGCGCTTACATCGACCAGTCTCAGTCACTCAATATTTTCATGGAGAATCCGACCATGGCCAAGCTGAGCTCTATGCACATGTATGGCTGGAAGAAGGGGCTCAAGACGGGCATGTACTATCTCCGGACCCGCGCCAAGGCCCGGGCGCAGCAGGTGACGGTTCCAGTTGCGCCCACGAAAGAGCAGAAACTCGCGTGTTCCCTCGCCAACCCAGAGAGTTGTGAGATGTGTTCAGGTTGAACACGATGTGGGTTCAGGTTAATTTCTAAACAAAATTCAAAATGAAAAACTGTCGTCGGGCAGGACCGAAGAACAAAAAGTGCGTGAGGAAGTCGAACAAAAAGGTGTTTAAATTACCTCGTAAATTCAGCAAACTTCGGTGTCTCTTGGGCCCCATAAAGGGTTTCACTATGAGGGCGAGTTGTGCAGCTTATAAATAAAAGAATAAAGTTTGGATAAAGAATGGATCCAAAAATCTGGAGGAATTTACCTACAGAATTGATTCGAAAAATAATTGAATGGTCCAGTCCTTCGATCGATGTTCAATTATGTTTCAAAATTCCTCCGAAGAAAATTGATGAAGCAAAAGCTTGGAGGTTATGGTGGCTCCTCAAGTCCCATGACGGGCTCATTTATAATTTAGAAACGAAAACCCTCCATAATTTTTATATACCTAGGTGTCACATCATAAGACGCCCGATAGAAATGAACTATCATACGGCTGGTCTATGGGTCTTCAATGACACTGAAGACGAACACTTGGTTGAGATAATTTCACCGAGTGGGGTTTTTTCGTCATATGTGTCCCATGATCACTGGACTACTAATTTGAGGGTCCTGCTCAAGGGGTCGGGACTGGCCAGGGTCATTAATATGGCAGCTCCCCTAACTTTCTGATGATGGCGAAAATCTTGGTTTCTAATTTATTACGTTCAGACTCGAGCGCCGCCTTTTGCGCCATGAGGTTCGCCTTTGTCTGGGACAGTTTGTTGTGCGCCATCTGCTTGCGCAAGTTTGAGGTGTTGCGCTGCTTGCCCGAGCGCTTGGGTGATGCCGAGCGTGCGACGGAGGCCGAGCCCGCGCGACGAGGAGACGCTGACCCGCGGCGTGGGGTGGCAACCTTGCCGTTCGAGTACTTGGCCATAACCGCGTTGACCGCCGCGGCGTTCCCTGTTTTTCTCGCGGCGGCGAGGTTTTTGAAAAACTCACTCTCTCTGGCACGGCGCTTGGAATTCTCGTTTTTGACTTTAGCGACCCATGCGCTATAAGCCTTGTTGAAGTTGGCCACAATCTGGCGCTCGTTCGCCGAACCCTCTTGGGCCTTGGCGTATTTTTCACGGTAATTTTGAATTTTATTTGTAAAATTGCTCATGTTTCTGACGAATGAAGGGCGCCAAGAGAAATTAGTGGCGGGTCTACGAAGGTAAAACTCGTATGTCATCCTACTTAAAAAAACTAAACATTTTATTTTATAATGGTACTGTGGGTAGGGCTGAATAAAGACGGGATAGATGTAGTGGCCGGTATGAAGGACAAGAGCAAGTACCTCTATGAGGGTAAGCCCCTGCGCTTTCAGATCCCCCGAGGCACTTGTACATGGGGTGTGTCTCAGTACAAGAGTTTTAACATCGAAATTAACAACCCAGAATTTATAGAGTGGTGGACCGAGCTCGAGCGGCGGCTGTGCCCTCAAGAGCCTTTCAAGTCGAACCTCTCTGGAAACTCTCTGAGGATCAAGGTTGATGAGGCGACTTATATTTTCGATGAAAATTCAAAACAGGTCACGCCCGATGTGAAAGAGGGACTCTTCCGTGGACAAGAACTGAGTTGTATAATTGATATTGAATCAAATTACTTTTTCAATAATGTATGGGGGCTGACTATCCGCGCTTCGCAGATCCGGTTTTACGGGACCGAGCAACCGATCCCCGTCGCGTCGACGCCGGCCGCCGATGTGCCCGTTTTGGCGAAGGGGATTTGCGCATTCTTGGACTCTTGAGGATCTTGTTCATAAGCGCTATACTGGCCGTGACACGAAGGCCTCTGAGGCCGTCGTTCATTTATATTTTGAAACGAAATTAATCAAGGTGCCCGAATTGCCACAACTATGCCCATAAGGGCACAAAGTATACAAATAGGCCCCATGATCACCATTGCCAGTAGAAATTTGTTGTTGGTTTTGTGAATATCGGAATTACCGGCGAATTCCTTGTTGGCGTCATAGCACTCTTTGGCTATGGCGCCATTGGCGGTGATGAGCGCTCCTGCTGAAAGCAGATAGCACGCCATGAGGATCATTTTGATCTTGGTGCTCATCTTGAACTATATTCTACTTGGAATAAATTTCGCGGGCGCGGGCCAGCAGAGGGCCCTGGACCAGCGCAAAGCCCTTGATGCCCAGCTCCTTCTTGGCCTTTGCGACCGCCTTTATCCATGGATTGGCCTTCTCGTCCTTGGACTTGGCCTTGCTGACGATCTCACCCTTGACCATCTTCAAGTCCTTCTTCTTGAGGCCGCCTGCGGTCTCGGTTGCGGTACCGTGGTAAACCTGAGCACGGGATCCGATAGAAACCATTTTACATATTATCAATATTTTTTATACGAAAGCCTCCTGGTGATACTTCCATACAAATTTGCCAGCCGTCTTACGCTTACCTTTACATACTGAAGATATATTCAAGCCGTGTTTAGTCCCACATATACCAATACTTGCTTCCTTGGCCGAGTTCCATACTTTAATTAGAGTTTCCCCGTCTTTACTCCATTGCTCAACCTTTTTAGAGTTGATTTCGCTTAGCAATCTTCGTTTCTCAACTGATGCGGTTCTACCCCAAGTTGGGCTATCCTTTCCGCGTTTTCCAAACTGAGGATTTTTCGCACCTGTGTTTGCTACTCTTAGTTTCTCTCTTGTTAATGGGTGACAGAATATGTTCTCGCCACCTTTTTTCGAGTTGAAACCATATGGAACCAAGCATCCTAATTCACTTATAGTCATCTCTTCTAAAATATTTAGTTCTTCCCTCCAATCCATTTCAGGTTCATATTTTGGAACTGTGTACAAAATTTCAAACTTGAAGTTTTCCCAGCCATGTTTACGAATCGATCGGTGAAAATAATCATCTTCTTTACAATACTTGTGTTGATCCCACCTCTTCTTGAAGGAGACTGTAGTTTGACCAATATAAGCTTTGTCTTTGTAGTATATGATATATATTCCAGTATCATCCATTTACATTTGACTATATTTTATTTCTTTAGGTCTCGGGAACCAATCGTCATTTAGTACTTGCATAGATTTTATCTCAGAGGATTCGGGTTGCGGGGGTTTGCCCACGGGTCCCACTTCACACCAATGGCCCAACTGAGCTCATTTATCACATGATCTTTTGGGGTTGGGCGCGGCTGGTTTGAACGCCGAGTGACGACTTCTAACCATGCCCAAAATTTCAACTCATGAAGATGCTGTGAATCCACCGACGCCTTGCGCGCTGTGCGCATAACTCGTGTGTCCAGAACTTTCACAGCAAGTTTATGCATCTGAGTTTTGGTGATGCCTAGTTTTTCATATTCTGCGCGCAGCATTATTCTGTCCTGAGCCGAAAAGTTGACGTGGTTGGGGCGGCGATTGAAAACTGACACGAGTTTGCGGCGTACATTATTGGCGCGGACAAGGGGTGACGCGGGACGACGGAGAAATAAGCCCAAATGGGCCGACCCACCATAGGGGCCGGCTGGTGCAGCACGGAAGGTGTATTTTCCAGCTGACATTCCTATATTACACTGCGAAAATCTTGCGAAGCGTGTGAATAGTGATCTTGGTCCGAGTCGCGTTGGGCACCTGCGTCTCGAGCCGCGGGTCGTTCAGTACCTCCGCGCACACCCTGGCCTTACCCTCCTGCAAGTGCATGATGCTCTGCTCCACACTAGGCAGCGGCTCCACCCCGTCTTCCCCCATATAGATGAGGCGGCGCACCACCACCTTCTGCGTCTGCCCCGTGCGATGCGCGCGGCCAATGGCCTGCAGCTCCGTCGCGGGGTTCCAGGCTGGGCACGTGATGTACACGCGCGTCGCCTCCTGCAAGTTGAGGCCCACACCGCCCGCCTTGATCTGGATGATGAAGACTGAATTCACAGGTCCCTTTTTGAAGCCCTGAATACGCTCATCACGCTGCTCCTTGGACACCGAGCCGTCTATCCGAAACGTGGGGGTGCCCATATCGCTCAGCAGCTCCTGGATACGGTCCATCTCACCCATAAACTGGGTGAAAATGAGGGTCTTTTCTTTGGGGTGGCTTTTGATAAGCTCCATAAGCGTCTCCATCTTGCGGGAGCGCCCAAGCCACGGCTCGGGGTCGCTCTCCTCTTTGAGGGCGATGCCGTCCAGGTACAGCTGAGGCCACGTCATCACCTGACGTGTGCGCAGGAGGCACTCCAGGAGCTCCATCTGGTGCAGGTTCTGCGTACCTGCGGCGAACACGTGCCGTACGATATTTTGCCCCTTGTGGAACACGTCACTGTACAGGTCCCGCTCCTCAGGGTACATCTCTAGCTCGAGGTTTTGAAAGTCGAGTGGTGGCAGCTCGAGCCGCTTGTTGTGCCGAGCCACGTCTTCCTTCGTACGACGCAGTACGAACTTTTCCCTAATCTTATCCGTGTACCCCTGGACCACCTCGCGTGGCAGCCCCACAAAGGCGCACAAGGCCACGAAATCCTTGACTGAATTGAAGACCGGAGTTCCAGTCACGATCCAGCGGATAGGCGCCTTCAGAGCGCGGCACATGATGTGACTCTTGCTCTTGCGGTTGCGAATTTCGTGGCCCTCATCAAGGATCACACGGTCCCAAGGGACGCGCAGAAGCTCAGTAGGGGGCGCCCCCTTGCGTTGCGGCAACACAGAGTAAGGGGCCACCACAATAGAGGGGAGCACCGCGGGCAACTTGCGCTTGGCCCCGTCAAAGGCGTGCACAGTCAGACTTGGCGCAAAACGGGCCACCTCGGCACACCACTGGCCCACAATAGACTTGGGCACTATGATGAGCGTATGAGGCTTGGGGTTCACAAGCATAGTAGCAATAAGCTGTACAGTCTTGCCTAGGCCCATCTCGTCACAGAGAAAGCCACCAGGGTGCGTTTGGTCAAGCTCGCGAGCCACGAGCCACTTGAGGCCATCGTGCTGGTAAGGGGAAATGAGGCGGGTCTTGAGCAGGGCCATTTTGAGCGTGACTCCGTGATCCCGACCCAAACCCTGGGCTGGTCAGGACACGAATTTTTTGTCTAGGGCCCTAGTAGGTATGAGTAACGCGGCTAGGGCCAAACTCGTACAGGAGATACTAGCCCTATTTACAGGCGCGGTACCCGTGCCGAATGCTAGACAAAAATTAGCCGGACTTGCGCCCAAGAAAAACTTGGCGCCTGCGGTTTCAAACGCCATTTCAACTGCAACACCGGAAATTGGCTCCAAAATTATTTCCGCGACAGACCCCGACGTCCTCGCGGATGCGATTATTTCTCTTATTCGGTCGTCACTGAATTCTGGGAAGAATTTGAAAAAGGTCCTGAAGCCTGAAGTGACTCAGCAAATTGCCGCGTCACTTGACGAGTCACCCAAGTCGAATGTGGCCAAACTAATTTTGAAATTAATTAAGAATTCCATGACGGTGAACAAAGCTCTGACCAAGCCGGTCGCCGAGGAGGCGGTCAAGATTGCTGGTGCTCCCAATTCGAATTCTATTTTGAAAATAATTCTCAACTCCCTCTCGAAGAATGAAACACCCGCCAAGGCGGCAGAAATAAAGGCCAAGATTTCTCAGGCTCCTAAATCTAATAACAAAAACACATCTAACCTAATTTTCAGGGTGATCATGAATCTTTTCAAGACTAATGTTAAGATGGCTGCGCCAGTCGTGGGCCCCACGGGACCTGTGTTTGGCCCCGTACAGCGGCCCAATTTGACCAAGCTGAACTTGTTGGCCCTCTTCAAGTGGAAGCGCAATTATCCTGGAAATACAAACGTGAATTCAGCAATTTCAAAGTTGATAAGAGAAACCCTTGACAAAATTCGTTATTCGTATTCCAGCAGTGAGCGTCTGTCGCGCCTCGTGGAGCTCTTGAAGCAGCTTCCACCAAACTACAGCGGCCGCCGTGAGGTCGTGGCCGCCATCATCGCGATGATTCGCGAGATTACGAACCTGAACAAGTTTTCATATTTTAATAGAAATTTGAGAGGTGTGAATAATCGCAACATTCGCGACGAGCTTGAAAACAAGCGCCGGCGGCTTCTGAAGCGGAAAACCGAGGAGCGCCGCTCAGGTGAGAGCTACAACAACTATGAGCGCCGTCTGCGCCGTGCCGTGGGTGGTTCGGGACCTTCCCGCCGTCCAGGTGAGTCGAACTACAATTACAACCGCAGACGGCACGAGGTGGCGAACGCGAATGCGCTCAAGAGAGCCATTGCTCGCGCCGAGCCTCCCCGCCCACGTAATAATGGCGGCGCAGGCGGTTACGGACCAGGTGCGGGAGCGGGAGGCTCTGGTGGTTACGGGCCAGGTGCGGGTGGCGCCGGTGGCTACGGGCCAGGCGCGGGTGCTGGTGGTGCCCCTCCCCCTCTGCCCGCACCACTGCGCACGGCCATCAACAACGTTGGTGGCGCCGGAAATGCGGTTCAGACCGTTGCCCTCGTCCCGGGTGGCGCCCCAGAGGTGGCCAAGGCGGCCGAGGCTCTGAACGAGACTGGCGGGAACGTACGGCTCGCTATCAACGTGAAGGGTGTGAGCCCTGCGGCCATCAATGCGGTCCAGAAATTAGGCGGCGTTTCACAGACGGTGAAGATCTTGGAGGGTCTGAACACGATGGCGCAGACACCCGAGACGCAGCGCCGCAAGGCGGCCCGGTCACGTACCCGTCGTCCAAAGAAGTCGCCAATTCGTCTTGTGGAATTGAACCGTGTAATTGCAGCCGTGAAGAAACAGAAGCTGATTTCCCTGATGGCCCACAACGTGACGCGCACAAACAACATCCACCCCAACGATGAGAAGCTCAAGAAGTACTACCGCAAGGTCATGAAGTCTTATTTGCTCAAAAAACCCTTTGCAAATATCGCCAAGCGGGCCGCAAAAAAACGTGTCCAGTGAGGGCCAGTGATGGGCACAAGACGGATAAAGTAACATGAAACATGGACTCCTTTCCGTACATTCAGAAACTCGCTGAGATCCGCAAGGGGCTGGTGGCTGACCCGACGCGGCCCGACCCGTCGTGGGTCCGGATCACGACGATCACTATGATTTCTAAATTTCTTCAGGAAATTGACCTCAAGAAATTTAAAGAGAAATTCTCCGAGCTTGGGTCTGTGACGGTTCGGCGCAAGGGCTCCAAGTTCCGTGGCTTCGAGTGGAAAATGAAGGACACTGCGTTTTATAACCAGGTGACTATCGGTTACGAGGATGCCTACTCGCGCAAGAGCATCAAGATCTTTGGGAACGGCGCGATCCAGGTGGCGGGATGCTCGGACCTGTTTGACTGTCGTCGCATCCTCAAACAGCTGTCCTTTATTTTGGCATCGGTTCTGGAGCTGGAGGCGCCACCACCGGTTGCGGACGCCGACGTCAAAATGATCAACACAAACTTCTCCCTCAATTCATCTGTAAATTTGAACAAGATCATCACCAAGTTCGCCAAGAACCAAGTGTTCAAGGTGACCTTCGACCCAGACCGGTACAGTGCCGTCAAGGTCAAGTTTGTTCCGGGTCCGGGCATGAAGCAGGTGACCGCCAGTATCTTCAGTACGGGCAAGATCATCGTGACGGGTGCCCAGACTCTGGATGAGATTGCCCAAGCTTACAAAATTCTGAATGAAAATTTCGATTCGGGAATTTTCGTCAAGCCGGTCGCCAACCCAGAACTGTTTGGGACGGTGATGGGCGCCACTTTTGAGGAGTGGGTCCGGGTCCTCGGGACCAAATAAAATGTACAACTAAAGTAAATGTCTGAGCGCATTGGTATGGCTGACGGTCGCTGCATCACCTCGTTCGATTCAAACCGCATAATGAATGATATGCTTATGGCCAAGGAGGGCATTGCTTTCCAGGACAACTACAAGTGGCGGGCGTTCCTCCAGTCCAAGGGCCCAGAGGCGCTGTCCCTGCCCCTGAAGAACGCCGCGTGCCGCACAGCCGCGTGCAAACCTATTGTGGCTGACGAATAGTACTAAAGAATTAAAACGTAAATTAATCAATGCCTCGGGTCGTGATCGATGGCAACATCGGTTCAGGTAAAACGACCCAGCTCGGGTTGCTCGAGAAGAAAGGGTGGAAAGTTCGCCGAGAGCCTATAGATCAATGGCCTCTCGAAGAATTTTACAAGGATCCAAAACGTTGGGCCTTTTATTTTCACATGGTAATTCTCCAGACGCTCCGTCCAGTAAACAAACCACACGACTCCTCTATGGTCGTCTATGAGCGGTCTCCGTTCAGCTCCAGGTGGGTGTTCTGGCCTGTTATGGTCAAGAAGGGAATGGTGACAAAACAGGAGGATGCGACGTATGCCCGTTTCTATGATCAGTACGCATGGTACCCAGACTTGTACATTTTCTTGTCCAAGGATCTGGACTTGGCATGGGAGCATATCCAGAAGCGCCATCAGGCGGGCGACACGGGCGTGACCCGCGAGTACCTCGCTGAACTCGGCGAGGAGTATCAGAACGCCATCAGGAACATACCGTGCCGAGTACACATCGTCAATGCCAACAGGAGTGTGGAAGAAATTCACGAGGAAATTTGTAGGATCCTATCAGATCATGAATTGTTCGTCGGTTACACTGACAGGGGCCAAATGCAAAAAGAAGGCGGTTCAGGACGGAAAGTGCCTTGCACATCTTTCACAAACATGTGCCGTCTGTCTTGAGTTGACCAAGAGATCAGACAAGAAACTCAAATGTAAGCACGTGTTCCACAACAGGTGTATCATGACCTGGTTTGAGACTAGCATCGAGTGCCCACAGTGTCGCATGGAGCAGGACGACGACCCGATAGTCGTCTTCAGAAAACACGTCGAAGAGAATATGAGGGAAAAGTACAGGGACGCCATCAAGTCCCTTGAGGCCGAGGTGGTCAGAGCGCGTAGGTCTAGGTGAAAAGTAATACTTTTATTAAATTAATGGAATGTGGGGCGACCACCCTATCAGGAACCCCATGTCGCCAGAAGCTCAGGGAAGGGCATGAGCGCTGCTGGCAACATAGAGGGACCGCCTGTTCCGTGTGTCTGGCGTGTATGGGGGGCCAGAGCGCCACACGGAAGCTAGGCTGTGGGCACGAGTTTCACACTCGGTGCCTTGATCGCTGGAAGGCGAGTTGTACAGGACCAGACCCCACGTGCCCTATGTGTCGCGTGCCCTTTGACGTCCCCACGTACAGGTGCCGTCTCATCATTGAAAAGGTGATGGCCGAACCACCAGAACGCCAGGTAACTAATTTTGAAACTCAAAACGTAATGTCGATCGTGGAGGGGTTTGGGCTCGACTTCCGTTCACTTGTGCCAGGCGGCAACACTGGTAGATTTTACACGGATATTCATTTTGATATTGAACCTTCAGAAATTCTTGAAGACGTCCTTAGGGAACTTGGACTTCCGATCCCCAATTAACGCGTCTTGTTGTTGCCCGTCTGTGCAATGCCACGACGGACACCGTATGCGGAGCAGAACTTTGTGTAATGGAACCCAGGTTTCCACGAGCGATTAGACCGTCTAGGGTCCACTATCGTCTTGCCCGAGGCGTCTATCATCAGGGGACCGGATGCCCACCCCTGCTTGTGAGACCACAGGTTCACAGGGAACTCTATGATCTTGCCCGTCACCAGAGTGGGGCTGCGTGAGGTGTTCCGGGCGTTCATCATTTTTATATTAGAATTGTTAGTTGCTATTTTGCCATCAGTATTGGACACGGGGTTCTTGTACTTGCGGGTCGCCTCGATGATCACGGCCGGCTTGACCCTGAAAAAGCGCGCGAGCTTGGCCACTGTGTCACCTGGACGGATCTTGTACCGGACAGCCTGGTTCTGGACGTACCAGTGGAAATCTCCAGTTGAATTCCCAAAGTCATTTGAGGGTGCCACAAAGCACATGACTTTGTAGAAACCTGGCTTGGGCTTGGCGGCCGGGCTCATCCGGTACACACTTCCAGGGTTGTCACTCAGAACGCGCTTCACGATACCATTACAGGTTGTGAACGTCAACCCATTGGAACCAATACCGCTACGATCTCCGGGGACGCTCTTTGAGGTCCTCTTAGCCGAGTAGCTTCCAAACGCATAGTCATAGCAGTTGTCGTGGTTAACGCCAGCCCGCCCCCATGGATCCCACGAGAATGTCCGCTCAGATCCCGATAAAGGTAGAGCCCGTGCCCTCGTCCCGTTTGTGACGCGCGTGACGCGAGTCACCCTTTTGACAGGCGACGCCTTTTTAACACGCGTAACCCGCTTGACCGGGGTCCGCTTTTTCGCAGGCGCCACCATCTTGTTATTAGACTTGGTTTTTTTCTCAACCTCTAATAAAAAGATGCTTAACATTCTGCAGTCCCGTAACCAGCGCGAGGCCCTCTACAACCTGATTGTCTTCGCCCTGTTTGTTGTCATCATGACCGTGTTCATGCAGTTCCTGTGGAACCGCACCTTGGTCAAGCACATCTCGATCCTGCGTCCAGTTGACAGCCTGCTCCAGACCTTCCTGTTGGCTCTGGGCATTGCGCTGTTCCGCCTCTAGATCTCACTGTAACCAGACTTGATAACGTTGTCGACCATTAGGGTCGGGAACCCCTGAACGAAATCAGGGCACTGCTGATTCTTACAATCAACAAACTCGTAAGGAATACCCTTATCCTTCAAGTAGTCTTCCTGCTTGACGCACCAGGGGCACGTCTTGGAACCATACACGATCACATTGCCCTTGTCGGGCGTCTGCTGGGTATAAGCCGACACGCCCTTCCAGAGGATGATGAGTGTACCCAAAATAATGATGCCCCAAAAGATATTCATGCCAAGCTCACGGTTGCTCATCATTTATATTACTAACCGAAAAGTTTCTTGGCAATATTCGCCTTTGAACGGAGGCCCTTGATGCTCACGTTCAATCGCGCCGCCAGGGCCTTCAGCTCATCCATGGAATAGTGGATATTGGCATAGACCCAACGACCCGTATTCTTCGACTGAATCTTGGCCCGGCCGGAGCTGGGGCTCAGTCTATAGTTGGGTCTCACCTTGGGCTTTGGTGGGCTCTTTGACTTGGGCTTTGGCTTGGGAGGGCTAGCCGACTTGGGTTTTGGCTTGGGTGGGCTCGCCGCCTTGGGCGGGCTGGGAGTGAAGACGGGAAGGTTGCGTCTGATGCGGTTTTCAATGATGGTGATGGCCTTCATTCTAGAAGCGTTCCAAGCGTTCTGGAAGTTGGCACCTGAAGCCGCACCTGCATTCTTCCATATTTTTTCAACCATTTTGTTGAATTTAGCAGTTTTGAGAATACCCTTGGGCAGCGCCACCTTCTTCTTGGGTGGGCCCAGGGGGCTCAGAGGGCTCGGTAGGCGGGGACGAGCGACGACCTTCAGCTTCGCCTTGGCCGCGCGTAGGTTGTAGCCCGTGATGCGCGGCTTGGGTTTGGGACGTGGCACCCTCTTGAGCTTCGCAATTGCCTTTTTCAGCTGTAGGCTCGTGATGAGGCGGCCAGGCTTGCGGGCATTCGCGGGCTTGAGAGCCGCCTTGGCCTTGACCAGATTTGCGGACGAAATACGCTTGATCTTGACGGGCTTGAGTGCCGCCTTGGCCGCCTTGAGGTTAAGTGAAGTCACGCGTTTCTTTTTGAGGAATGGGTGGCTCAAAAGTTTCGTCAGAGAGGGAAGACCAGGGCATGGGTCCCCGTACTTGAGGCGCCACTCCGAGACGTGCGTATCCTTGGAACCGCGGTATCCGGTGGGCACCGCCATCTTCAAGAAATCTATAGCCTTGGGGTGAGAGGCCGGGGCGTGTTTCTCGGCCCACTCGAGCAGCTCATTCAGAAACAGGTGCTGATCGTAGCGCTCGTCAGTCTTGGGACCCACACCCCAGAATGACGCCGTCTTGGTGCCGTTAGCTGTGTTCACTGCGGGGTTGGTACCGGACTTTTTCAGACGGGCCCACCCAAAGTCGCCTATGAGGAAACCACGCTCCGCGACGAATATGTTCTGCATGTGAAGGTCGTTGTGTCTGAAATCTGGCTGCTTATTTTGGATCTTAAATAGGGCCGTGAGAATGTCAGAGATAATGTTAGCCATTATCGCATCGTCAACCTTGGGCTGCTTTTTCAACCAAGAGTCGAGTGAACCCCCCGTGGCGAACTCCATGATGAGGATGCCCTGCTGTGACTTGTCGTATTGACCAGAGTTCTGAACGTTGGGCATATTGATCTGGGCCGGTGGAATAAAGTCGAGGCACCGCATGTTCTTGTAGACGCGCACCACATTTGGTGTGTAAATTTGAACGGCATCCTGAATTTTGAATTCGACATCGACGGGTTGGGGCTCTCCGCGCTTTTTGGCTGAGAGGTCTCTGGGCGCCACCTTCACAGCGAAGGGGCGTTTGTTGCCCCCGAGCTGTTTGGCCGTGAACACTATACCCTGACGACCCTTGCCGATAGGCGTCAAAGAATCGAGCGAGGCTTTGAGCTGATCACACGTCATGGCCCATTCGTTCTTTATAGGCAAGTTGGGTATCTTTTTCAGAGGCGCCAATTTTGGCGCGGGATACCGCCAGCCACCTGGGGGGGTTTTTGGTTTAGGTTTAGGCGCGGGTGGTGGCAAAGGAGCACCTGGAACGACCCGGCGGTAAAACAGAATTCCTTTATTATTTCTGTAAGGAATCAACCGCTCGTCAGGGGCGGCGTTGCGCTTGACGGCGCGCTTACCTTTGGCCCTGTAACGCGTTGGGTTCGCAACCTTGTTTGGGTGCGCCTTGAGCCATGCGATGGCCTGACCCTTGCTGACAATGTGGGCGGGAATGTTAATCTCTGTGTTACCGGCGTTGTTGCGACGAAACACATAGTGACGACCATTACGGTTCGAAATTGTAAATTGTCTGGAGTTTATCCAGCTCATTATATCTATTACACACATTTTGTTAGAGTTCAAAGTCTGGGATCCGACCAAGTCTGTAAGACTTGTGCGCCACTGGGATCACAAGTCCTACGGACTTGGTCTCGTTACTCCGCGTCAGTGTCAGTCTCGTACTCGATCTCTCCGTCGGAAGCCTTGTCGGAGACGGGCTCGTCGGCTGGGGCCAGAAACGCACAGGGCTTCAGCTTGTTGGTCGGGGCGAACATGACCTGGTGAACGCGCACGGAAATGCCAACACCTGCGGGAGTGCGCCAAATCTGGTTGAGCTCGATGATGGCGCTCAGCGACTGGCCCTTCTCCAAGTCAGTCAAGGGCACCGACTGGCGCTGAGCGTTGTACGCCTCTGTGGCGGGCGCGCCAGTCTTGAGGTCGGTGATGACCTTGAGGGTCAGGGTAGGTGCGTAACCCTCCTTGGTACTCTGCTTGATGGGGCTCTTGTACATGCCCTCAGCAATGACCTCACGAGACATCTTCTTACCCAAAAGCTCCTCGGAGTGATCAGTGATGTAGTCGAGCACACGAGCGTCCAACTTGGCGAACTTCTCGAGCACCTCAGGCTTGTCAAGGCTCAGGGGCAGACTGTAGCTCACACGGCCGGATGCCTCGTCCTTGAACTCACTCAGACCGAAAGGCGCACGCAGCTGCGGCAGCTGAAAAATCAACTTGCCACCACCCACGGCGTTCAGGTACACGGCCTTGCCGCCCTTGGCATTCTTGCGCACATCGGAAAAGGTGACGTTGGAGGCATCGAAGGAGCTGAACATCTGGAGAGCCATCTTTGCTTTGTTCTACTATATCAGGTGGCCTGCCCTTTATGTGGCTCTCACAGGACCTCAATTTTTTTCGGGCCCTAGAGTATGTTTGGTCGAACGAGTGACCCTAATCTCATAAAGGCGCGCCAACTTAGAACCAAAGCGACAAAGAACTTACAGAATCAACTCAAGAATTACATAAATAACGTTCAACGGTTGGAAGGCTCAAACCGCAGTAATAATAAAATTTTCCAAATTCTTCAGCTTGAAAGAGCCAACCATGGACAGTACATGCGCCAAATACAACGTGCCCTTGCAAACCTTGTGATCGCTTCGAAAAGGAACCTGTGGGCGGCGCGAAATGCAGAGTTGGCGGCAATTAAGTCCAACGAGCAAAAAGCCGAAAGGAAAGCGGCCGTTCAGAAGGAGATGGCGAACATACGGGCTCTGGGAAACGCGCAGCGAGCGGAACAGGAACGGCGCGCGGCAAAGAATGCCGCCAATCTCAACTCAATTTTGAGTAAGATTTTCAAAGGCTTGTCAACGAATGAAAACAAGAAGAAAAAATACATCATCACACGCTCCAGCCAGAAGAACCGGAACTCGGCCATAAACAGAAGCGAACGTGGCTTATATAGATTATCAGGTGCGCCTATACCACCTAAATACCTGTTCCTATGGGCGAATAATAAGCCCTCCCCTCCGCCTCCAGGCCCAAGCCCCGCCATGAGGCAAGTTGAAAACAAGAAGGTTTTTGTCAAAAATGCGTCAGGACAAAACACGACTCAGCAGATCACCATGACGCGCAACGCCAACTCGTCGAGCGGTACAGTTACCCCATGGACTTTCAGAAACTCTCAGGTCAACACGAGTAAATACACAATCACAAATGCCAACAAGAACACCCCTATAGTCACACTGGTATGAGTTTTTTTCCCACGCTATTATTAACAATGTCCAACGGTAATCCAGGTTTTATAAATCGGTTCATGGCATGGTTTCGGAAAAAGCCGGCGCCACCGGGGACAAACTCAAGTGCCCTCGCAGCGGCAGTCAAAACATACGTAACGAATTTTCGTAATATTCAGAGTGTAGGCAAGAAAAATAATTTGTATGGCAACAATTTCAAAAACTTGCCAATGAATCGCCCACTCATTAAAGCCCTGCGCAATTATATCGCTGCGGTTAGCAATTTCAAGGAACTCAATGCAAATGGTTATGGCCCGAAGCGGCTTTCAAAGCAGAACGTTTTGAACGCTGCCAATGCTGCTATTAAGGCGGCGGTGGTCGCTAATAACAAACTCGAGAATGTCGCCACCCTGCGTACAGCATACGCAACGGCGAAGCCCCTTAGTGAAACGGCTCGGCAACTATACAATAAACTTCTCAAGAATTCTGGTCTGTCCGCCAACGAGGTTCAGGAAATTTCGGCAAACGGTGCTTTGAACAGAGCAATCACCAATTCTAACCAAAAATTGGCGAATTTACAGAAGGCCATGAACGCCGCTGAAACTGTAGCTGGGACGGGGGCCGCGCCAGTGTCGCAGCCCACGGCACAGGGGGTGGCTGGATACGCAACCAATGCGGTCATTGCCGAAATCAAGCAAGTGCTTGCCCAGTATAATAATAGCAAGATCAACGCAAACAATAACTCTCAAATTAAAATCTACAGAAATTTGGCCAATTTGAACACCCGTTTGGCCGCCATCAATAAAGCCATGGCGAATGCCGGTCTGCAAGGGGCGCTTAATAGCGCCAACAAAGAGAAATTACGCAAAGTGAAGGTTATTCTTAACCAGGCCAAGGCCATGAAAAACAGTTCACTGAAGGAACAGGTGGGCAACTACATATGGGACGAACAGGCGTACGGGGGACCGTTTGGCCTTGCTCCAGCCAAACCTGCAAATTACCCGCGCCTTGCACAAGAAATCAAAAATCGCGTCGCAAAGGGTGGCTTTTTCAACATCAAAACTCTTAACGGACCCCAACTAAAAGCCTACCTGAACGCCAAGACTGGTTACAACGCTGCTCATAAGCAACGGGCACAGAACATTGCCAATGCACTAATCGCCATCGCGGGAAACTAAATCAGCCTCCCTCCACCCGAACAAATACGGGGGGCTCTAATAACAATGCAGCGCGAAAAGCCGCCGATGCAAAGGCCAAGGCAAATGCCGAGGCGGCTGCAAAGGCCAAGGCAAATGCCGAAGCGGCCGCAAAGGCCAAGGCAAATGCCGAGGCGGCTGCAAAGGCCAAGGCAAATGCCGAGGCGGCTGCAAAGGCCAAGGCAAATGCCGAAGCGGCTGCAAAGGCCAAGGCGAATGCCGAGGCGGCTGCAAAGGCCAAGGCAAATGCCGAGGCGGCTGCAAAGGCCAAGGCAAATGCCGAGGCGGCTGCAAAGGCCAAGGCAAATGCCAACGCTGCCGAAGCGGCTCGGGTGAAGGCGGAGGCGGAGGCGGCTGCCGCCGAGGCTGCCCGGCTCAAGGCGGAAGCCAACGCCAAGACGGCTCGTAACGCAAAAGAACGCAACAATGCAGCCAAAAAAATTCAGGCGGCCTTTAGAGAAACTCAGGCGAAAAAGGCGGCGGCCGCTGCTGCCCGTAAAGCCGCCAACAATGCACGACTGGCGGCGGAGGAGGCTGCTCGTAAAGCTGCAGCAGAGGCGGCTGCAAGGGCGGAGAGAGCGGCCAAGGCTCGAGCAGCCGTGATGAGAGCAGTTGCGCTTTCTCGACTGACGGCGGCTCCACCCGCAACCGGTGGAAGACGGGCGGGGCTCGTGGGTCAGGTGGTTGCGCCAACCAAAAAAACCATTGAGCAATTCTTCAAGAATTTCAAAATTACAGGAGCTTCTCCTACAACCGTCCTCAAACAAACCACAAAGGAAACGGCTATCAATAATGCATGGAAATTCCTTAATAAATCCATGCTCATATCAGAAGGGGGGAGCAAATACCCAAACAAAGTAGACTGGAAGCGCGCCGTGAATTCACTTGACCAATATGACCTCACAAACGCCCAGAAGAACCTTATACGGCGTGTGAACATTGCCGTGGCGGCGCAACCCACGAAGGGATGGTTCGAAAAGAGGCGCCGTGTAAAAGTGCCCCTTACTGGAAATCGTGCCAAGAATATCGCGGCCCAAGCCAACGCTGTTAAAAAAGAACAAGAGGCGGAGGCGGCGGCTGCACGCCAACAGAACAACGCAAATTGGAGAGGCCGACGTGGAGGCGGGTCCTCACAACCAGCGTTCAAACCAACTGGTAGCAGGGCAACATATGGAATGTTCTAAATTTTATTCTCAATTAATAATACAAAATGAACGTCGACTGGTCCAAGAAGGTTGTGCCCTTTATCGTGTTTTTCCTGGTCGCCAACCCAGAGACCTTCAAGCTGACCCGTAGCCTGTTCGGCAGCTGGGTCGGCAGCACCTACGGCGTCCCCAGCAACCTGGGTCTGCTGCTGCACGCCCTGGTGTTCGTGCTGCTGTGCACCTTCGTGTGGCAGCTGGTCTACGGCAAGAAGGTTTCCAAGTACCACACCCCAGACATTCACTCCGTGATGCGCCCATCCCTGACCACCGAGTAAAATATCAACTAAAATTAAATGTCTCAGCTCAACTTCTATGTGATTCCCTTTTTGGCCTTTGTCCTCGTCGCCAACCCAGCGATGTACAAGGCGGTCCGTGGGATCCTAGGCAGTTGGGTCGCTAGCGCAGAGGGCCTGGCAACTTTCCCAGGCCTTCTGCTCCATGCTTTGGTTTTCGTGCTACTTGTGGGTTTCTTGATGCGCGTTGTGCCACGTGTTTCAGGTTTCGAAACGCGCAAGGATCAGCAGGCCAGTGAGTACGTCCATTGGGCTCAGCGCAACGAGGTGGCCTAAGGGAACAGAGAGTCCCTTCGGGACTAAAACTCCTCGTCGAACCGCACCCCGTCACCCTCCGTGACCATGTGCTTTGAATAATCACCGACCCTTTTCTCGAAGAAATTGGTCTTCCCTTCCAACGAGATGTTCTCCATCCAGTCGAAAGGGTTGTTGGCCATAATAGAGTGCTGCGTACAGCCGAGTTGCTTCAGGAGGCGCTGAGCTACAAACTTGATGTACTCGCGCATAGACTCGGCATCCATACCGATCAGTCGGCAAGGAAGAGCCTCTGTGATGAACTCGCTCTCGATCTCGAGAGCCTCTAGGACGATCTGGATCATCGTATTGTCATCCAATTTAGTTTGTAAATTATGATACAGTATCACTGCAAACTCCTGGTGGAGGCCCTCGTCCCTGCTGATCAGCTCGTTGGAGAATGAAAGACCGGGCATGAGGCCACGCTTTTTGAGCCAAAATATGGAACAGAACGAGCCCGAGAAGAAGATTCCTTCCACGCAGGCGAAAGCTACGAGGCGCTG